GGAGAAAAAGGATAAAAAATGCAAAAAGAAAAAGAAGTAGAACAAAAGAAACAAAACGATATTGTCTTTCCCTTAATCGGGAAGGCTTTTCGGACGGGAGAAATGAGAAAAGAAGAAGAAAGAGCATGGGCAAAAACCCTTGAGAAGTTAGATCATAATGACCTTCTTCTCCTTTGGCTTTCTATCCCCTTCTCTCACCCTCTCCATGAACCAAATAGCTTCCTCCTCTCTTTCTTCCTACATCGGATAGAAGAAGAGGGGGGATTTACGACTTCTAAAGTTACAAAGTTTAGGGAGTAGTTAAAATGAAAACCTTTTCTAAGAGAATAAAACCAATCCTAAACCAAATAGAAAAACTCCATCGAGAGATAGAAAAAGAACTAAACTCAATAGAGATCCTTCTTGTCTGTTCCAAGTGCTATCGGGAACTTTCAAAAGACTTCATCTCTGGAGTGATAAGTGTGCATCCTTGTAAGTGTCTCTTAGATGAATTTACTCCTACGGATTTTGAAAAAGAGGAACATTTTTAAAAAGGAGAAAAGAAATGAAAGTTAAAGCCACTCCCGCTGTTTCCTTCATCCCTTTCGATTTAACTATTAGAATAGAAAGTCAAAACGAACTAGATATGCTTTTCAGTTCTATTCTATTTTCCAAAGGAGCTTTCATAGGATGGGGAAGCTCAGGAGTTCCAAGTATTTTAGATGAACTTAAAAGTCAAGGAGCGAAGGAGAAATAAATGGGCGTTAAATATCTCTGCTTTGTAATAGAAGATATAGATGGTTCCACTATCTTTGTCCCTGTAGAAAGTGTTTCTTACTTCCAAAGGGGAGGTCCGGAAGGATGGACAGAAGTGGGACTTAAAGATGGGACTAAAATCGAAACTAAAAAAGAACCAGCAGAAGTAATGGCAAGCAGGACTACTTTTGAATTATAAAAAGGAGAAACATGAATAACTTCTCTCTAAAACCCCTTTCAACTGTAGAGGTTATCTCCTCTCTAGAGTATGAAAGGCCAAAGATAAGTGGATTAACCACTCCTTCTGGATATGTCTTTTTTGACAATTCCACCTTAGACATAGCTAGGACGTGTCTTAGGAAATACTATTTCCAAAAAATCCGAGGTTGGAATGTAGACGGCCCTGCGGCACCACTTATCTTTGGAAGTTCTTGGCACTCTGCAATGGACTTCCTCTGGCCAGCATGTTCTAAGGGGGAGAAAAAATCCTTCGTCATAGACGGAGCTTTTTCCTCTTTCCTCGAAACTTGGAACGCTTCTGAATACGGGAATTACTCAGACCTAGATCTCCTAGATCTCTATCCCCGAACTCCAACTAGAGCCCTAGAAATGCTAGAGGCTTATTACAAAGAATACGGAGAGAGTTTTAAAAAATACAAAATCCTCTCTATTGAAAGACCTTTCATAATCCCCCTTACAGATGATAGTTCTAAGTTAATGTATATCGGGAAATTAGATAAAGAAATAGAAGATGAAAGGACAGAGGAGGTAACAATCTGTGATCATAAAACTTCTTCTTTCTTAGAGACTCAGTGGATAAATACCTTCTCTCCCTCGGATCAATTCGATGGTTATCACCATGCCGGGAAGATGCACTGGGGGAGGAAATTCACTTCCATAATGGTAGATGGAGCGCAAGTTCATAAGACAAAGATCTCTTTCAAACGCCTCCCACTTATGCGCCAAACTTCCCAAATCGAAAGCTGGCTTTGGGAGACTCTGGAAACGATAAGTGAAATTCAATATAACGAGGAGCTTCTTTTAAACTATCGAAACTCTGGAAAGCATTTAGAATTCCTCCCGGCTTTTAAAGGGAATCATAAAGTCTGTGCATATCAGTATGGAAAACCATGTCCTTTTAGAGATCTTTGTATTTATCAGAATAACCCCGAAGATCATGACATTTCGGATGGGTTTAAAAATGATATTTGGAATCCCTTTTTAATAGAAGAAAAAATAACAAAAGAAGGAATGGAGTTTAACGTAGTAGTAAAAGATGGAGAATAAAAAAGGAGATTTAAAAAGAAATGAAAACAAACTACTTCCTTATCCCCCAGAATCTTTGGTTCCTCGAAACGGTAAGAGAGCTGAATAGGGAGAATAAAAAGAAAAATGTGCAAAGATAATAAAAACGATGAGTGTTTTTCCTGTTTCTTTAAAAAAGGAAATGAATTTAAAGAGGGATCTATTTGTTGGAATTGTAGGAATGTAAAGTGTAACTTTTTAAAAGAAACCCGTTTCTCTTTCGTCTCTTCTAATCCAACTCCCTTGGAAGAGGAGATCTTAGAGTTACGGAAGGAGAATGATCTCCTAAGAGAACTTCTAAAAGGGGAGTTGGGAAAGGAAAGGATAAAATGAAAGAAGGAAAAAAGTACGATGCGTAGAGGCCATCGCTCATAGTTGTCCAGATTTTATGTGCGAGTTTTACATCTCACAGGATATAGAAAATGTAGAAATATCTTTAGCTAATTATTTCTGTCCGATTAAAAGACAAAAAATAATCTGCGTTCCGATAATTTTAAAAACAGGAGAACAATGTGATATACAGAGTTCTTCTTAAAGGAGGAAGAGAGATGGAAGGAGAATTTCTTACAGATGATGAATTTTACCTCTTTGGTTGTGAGTGTTCCTTTTGTAAGGGAAGAGAAGAGGAGGTTAAAGCCTTGGAGTTGGTAGAGTTAAAAATAATGGAGGATTAAATTGTTCTTTACTTTTTACTACGATCTCTTTGGGACGCTTATTTATATAGAAGCCCTTCCTCTCTGGAGGGAAAGAGATATAATGTATTCTACTTTTGATCCGAATTTTCAATACATTTTGGTTTATAGAAATTAATTAAAAAAGAGGATTGCAAATGCCAAAAGCGTGTGATATAATGACCTTAAAGAAACTTCGTCTTCTTATCTATGGCCCAACTGGAGCGGGAAAAACTTCTCTCTTCCGGACTCTTCCGGGAAAGAAATTCCTCTTTGTCTTTGACCCGGCTGGTCTATGTTCTATCCAACCAGAGGATGATATTGAGTTCGAACTCTTTGTTCCGGACTCAGTAAATCTCGCTATTTCCACAATCCGAGGGGATTCTAGATCTTCTGTTTCCTATTCCGGAAGTGATATTTACACTCAGTATGAAAGATTTATTAGTGAGAAAATAGAAGAGGATTATTTCTCCTCTTTCGACTGGGTGGGGTTTGATTCTATAACTACTTTCCAAGACCTAATGCTAGACCAAGTGGCGAATTTATACGGAAGAGAAGGGAAGATAGCACAGTTAGAGGATTATGGAATAATGGCAGATGCGCTTAGAAAGAATCTTCGACAGTTAACCAGTCTCCCTTGTAATATAATCGCCACGGCGCATGAGAAGGCGAATCAAGATAAACTCTTAAGAACTATCTCTATGGGCCTTATGGTTCCCGGGCAGATGCAACAGAAACTTCCACTCCTTTTCTCAGAGATTTATAAATGCAAAGGGGAGGATGGAAAGTTCTTTATCCAAACCTCTCCCTCAGAGGATTATCCCCTAGCGAGATGTTCTCTTGGTCTTGAGCAATTCGTAGAAGTTACCATCCCAAAGGGAGCGAAAGATCCAACTCTCTATGGCCTCGGGAAGATCATCAGAGAGAAGGGATTTTTTAAAGACGAAAACGAGGAATAAAAATGAGCGTAACTAATAAACCGATAATCGAAAATAACCTAACTTGTCCATTCTTTAACTGTATCCACAACTTCGAGGGGGAGTGTTTATGTGAGAACCCAGAGATAGAAAACGACACTTGCTACTCCCTAGATGAATGTACCGGACTTGGAGGATTTAACTAAATGGAAAAGAGTTATAAAGGACAGAGCCAGAAACAAAAGGCGCAGAGGGAATGGAGATTTGACCTAATGCGGCTTGCGAATGCGAAGTTAATTCTAGACTATACTATAAAGGATTATGGGTATTATCTAGAAAAAGACTTAAGTCTCCTCTTTGCAGAGCTTAAAGAGCTAATCGACCAAAGAGCGGAGAGAAGGGGGGTGAGAGTAAAAGGATAAAGAAAAGAAAAGAAACTGTCTTTTAAATGGCCATTAACCACAAAAAAGAAAACAAAAAGGAACTAAAAATGAGCTTTATTGAAAAACCCCTTGATGATGTTCAAGACCCTGAGTGTGGACCGGAAGGACTGTATGACCTCGTGATTGAAAAAGCAGATGATAAAATGGATGGCGAGATTCGGAAAAACATGCTGGTTATTATCAAAGTAACCAGAGGTCCGGCTGGCGTGAATATTGATGAATTGAAAAACATCCTCCATAACCTCTCTTTCATCCTCCCGACAGATGATGAAGAGAAAGCGAAGAATAAGCAGCTATTTTTCAAAAAATTCTGCTACCTCTTCAGTGTAAATACCAAGGGGAAAATGATGAAGGACTTCGGCCCGATGGATTTTATCGGGAAAAAGGCCCTCAAAGCACAACTGAAAATCAAAGACTACCAAGGACAAAAATCAAACATCATCAACCTTCCGCAGATCCCGAAGGGGAAGTAATTTTCTTTCCTCTTCTAAGTAAATAGTTAAAGAAGAAATAGCACCTTTTAGTTTATTTAAAAGGTGCTATTTTTTCATCCCTTTTTCTCTCTAATGAGAAATGACGCAGAACCAAAGGAGAGGGCTTTTAAAATGACCTTCAAAGTTTTCCTTATTTTCTTTATTTTTCTTCTACTTCCATCTATTTCTTTCTCTGCTGGATACCTCCCTACGGATAAAGGAGAGAAGTCCATTCAAGGTTCCGCACCGGATGTTGAAGCTGTAACTACTATCGGTGCGACTGGAAGTGCAACTATTGACGTTTCAAAAGATCTAGCGATTCGTTTTAAATGTAACCAGAATATAACTTATCACCTTGGAGGGGGGGCTGCTTCGGCATGGGAAGTGGATGCCGGGAGTGAGGAGTTTATCCTTATCCCTAGAGGGAAAGAAACTCTAACCCTCCTCTCTTCCGTAAACCCCACTGTTTGCAAATCCCAAGCTGGAAGGAGATAAGAAGAGATGAGTTTTAAAGGTCTTGTTTTTTTCATAATTCTTTCTCTTTCCTTTCCATTTAATGCTCTTGCATTTCTTGGAGGGGCGAAGAATATAAAGAATTACATAACTACAATAGATGGATCGAATTTACTAGTCCGAGGAGTCTGGGCAGTTGGAGAGACTTATCAGACTGGAAATTTAGTAACAAAAGATGGACAGACTTGGATAGCTCTTCAAGAAAATACCGGAGTCACTCCAGTGGAGGGAGTGAATTGGACTCTCTTTGCGGATAAAGGTCCAGTTGGAGATGCAGGAGCAGATGGAGCAGATGGAACTGCGGCTTCTCTTACTATCGGAACTGTAACTACCGGAGCTGCTGGGAGTTCTGCTACTGTAGAGAATGTCGGAACTTCCTCTGAGGCAGTTCTGGATTTCTCCCTCCCCCAAGGAGCAACTGGAGCGCAAGGAGTTAAAGGGGATAAAGGAGATACTGGAGAAACTGGAGCTACTGGAGCAACGGGAAGTACTGGTCCTGCCGGTGCGGATGGAGCAAATGGAGTAGGAGTCCCCACTGGAGGAACTACTGGACAGGTTCTTTCTAAAATAAACGCTACTAACTATAACACCCAATGGATCGCACCACCTACTTCTGTTCCTACTCAGACTGGACATTCAGGGGAGTATTTAACCACGGATGGGACTAACGCTTCATGGGCAGCGGTAGAGGGAAGTGGAACTGTTACGGGAGTTACTAGTGCGAATGCCGCTCATTTAACTGTAGCAAATGGGACTATAGCACCAGTTTTAACCGTAGTAAGTGCCCCGAAACTTACTACTGCTAGGACTATCGCAGGGAAGAGTTTTGATGGAACGGCGAATATAACTCTCAATCCCGGGGATGTAGGAGCAGCAAGTTCTGCTTCTACTGTAAATGGCCATCCCCTTTCTGGAAATGTTGTAGTAACTCCAACAGATTTAGGATTAGTAATAGGAACAAACGTACAAGCATATGATGCGGATTTAACTACATATGCAGGGATAACTCCTAGTGCGAATGTTCAGACTCTTTTAGGTAGTGCTTCTTATGCAGCTTTTAAAACTTCTCTTTCCCTAGGAAATGTTGATAACACAAGTGATGCAAATAAACCAGTTTCAAGTGCAACTACCACCCAGCTTAATTTAAAAGCGCCTTTAGCTAGTCCGACTTTTACCGGAACAGTTAGTGGAATTACAAAAGCTATGGTTGGCTTGGGAAGTGTGGATAATACTACGGACGTAGGGAAGCCAGTAAGCACTGCCACACAGACTGCTTTGAATTTAAAAGCTAACTTAGCTGACCCGACTTTTACCGGCACTCCTACACTTCCTACGGGAACTATTGGAGTTACACAAACCGCTGGAGATAGTAGTACCAAATTAGCTACCACAGCTTTCGTAACCACAGCGGATAACTTAAAAGCTCCTTTGGATAATCCTACTTTTACCACAGGGATTACTACTCCTCTTCTTACAACTAATGCCGCAGATGGGACACACTTTGTTCGGCCTTATAATTCCGTAGGTTTTAGCGGAACTCCCTTAGAGGGAATGCTGCAAACTACAAATACCGGATCTCTTCAATTATACCATGAAACTTCTTGGGTAGATTTAGGCAATGGCAGTATGAATCTGCCGGGTGCCGGGATAGCAGTTAGTACTGGAAGTGCTTGGACTACTTCTTTAGTTGCCCCTAGTGGAATTTTAGTAGGAACTACCGATGCACAGGATTTAACTAACAAAACTCTTAATAAAGTTACAATAACTGCCCCAACTACTAGTGCTACGCTTACTTTAGTAAATGGCTCTACTCTTGCTACCAGTGGAGCTTATTCCACTACACTTACTGCAAGTGGGACAACTAATGTTACTCTTCCTACCACCGGGACACTTGCTACTCTGGCTGGAACAGAAACTCTTACGAATAAAACTCTTACAAATCCTACTATAAATAATCCAACTTTAACTACTCCAGCTTTTACTGGCGGAACTATTACTACAGCTGAGGTAAATGGTTCAGCAGCTGCGAGTTTAACAGCTAACCAAGTTTCTTCTACTTTTATCTATAACACCGGACAAACTACCGCAGACGTGGCACTTACTCTTCCTACTGCTGCTAGTGGGCTTAGTGCTATCTTTACCGTAGGAACAGCCCGAAGCAATAAATGGGGAGTTCTGGCAGGAACAAATGATAAGATTTACTTACTAGCCAGTGATGGAACTATAAGTGCAGGAAGTGATAATGGCTATGCTAGAATGACAGCTGCACAAGTGGGCCAAAGTTTCGCTTGTTGGACTTTTAAAACCGATGCTTATGACTGGATGTGTAAGGCTATAGCTATCGGAACTAGTACTTTCGCGGCGAACTAAGATGAAGAGATTTCTTTTCTTTATTTTATTTTCTTTAGTTATGGAAACGGGGGCATTTGCCTTTGCCCCCGGATTTATTCAAGCCCTTACTAGTTCTGGAAGTAGTGGTGGGGGTGGAACTGCTAGTCCTGAAATTCTGCGGCCTACTGGCAATGGTGCGGGTGGAGGCGGTTGGACCGCAAATACTGGTGCATTATGGGATGCTATCAATGACTCTACCTCTGACAGTGACACTACTTACATCTCTACCACGTGGGATCATGATGCAAGAGGTTTTACACATACTGCGTCTGCTTTAACCACACAAACTATTGATTCTGTAGTGGTGCATGTTGTGGCTAAGTATGTTGGGACTGCTGGCACTATGCAGCCGGGGCTATACATCGGAACCTCTTGGTATACCATTGACGGTTACAACTTAACTTCTACTTATGCAGACTATACCAATACCTTTACTGTTAATCCTGCTACTTCTGCTGCATGGACAGTTGCGGATATTAACTCAGCTCAGATAGTAACTTGGACCCTTGGTACTCCGAATACATCGGTTAGGGTCACACAGTGTTGGCTTGAAATAAACTACCAATAAGGCAAGGAAAAAAGATGAAAAATTGGATTATATTTCTATGTATAACAGTTCTATTCCCTACTTCTGCTTTTTCTGCCCCCAGCATTTCAGGTCCACCTAGCGGGACTGTGGCACACGGCAACTCCATTGTTATCAGCGGTACTGGCTTTGGTACTAAATCCCCAGCGGCACCGCTGAAGTGGGATAACTTTGAAGCTTACACAGTTGGCAACAGTATATTTTCAGGAACGGGATTTACTCGTCAAGCAGGGGATGGGGTTTCTACCCCATATATACGTAATGACCAAGCTTATGGGCAAGGAGCTAAAAGCGCAAGAATGGATTATTACCCAAGCTACGGTGCAGGGAATTATGGTTCACAATTCCCCCAAGCAGGGGTAAGTTTATCTGGAAACCCACTTGAAGTTTACATGTCTTATAAAATGCGCTTTACCAGAACAGGAGGTACTGAACAGAATAGCGGGTTTCCTTTTAAACTTAGCCGAGGAAACGGGGGGGAACCTTACACTGGAACTCCAAGGTTTTACAAAACCATAGGGGGTGGTAATCTCGGGGAAGAAGTAACATGGGGGAATATGGGTTACGTCACCGCTGGGACCACAACTGTTTCTATGTGGGAGTGGCCTAATGGAAATGCTAAAGCGGGTAACAGGTCTGATAGGTGGGATAGGGAGGAATTTTATTACAGACTGTCAAATCCTGCGGGTACTGCAAATGGAGCATATTTACAATCTACAAACGGAAACCTTAATACATCTGCGTGGAATAATGTAGTCACTCGCCCTTCAGGGGTTAGCACTGGATTGACCAATGTTATAACAGTTTTCGATGGAATGGATCAATTTTGGGCGAACTACTCAGTCTGGATGGATGATTTTTATTTGGATATTACAAGGGCTAGAGTCGAGATATGTACTGGTTCGACATGGGCTAACAAAGGACCTGACTGTGAAATCCAGATTCCAACAACTTGGTCTACTACTTCCATAGGAGTCACAGTAAATCAGGGCGCTTTTGCAACAGGAAGCACTACTAGATATTTGTATATAGTGGACTCAACGGGCGCAGCAAACGTGAACGGACAGGCTATTACTTTTGGAAGCAGTGGGGGGGATACAACTGCTCCTAGTATCCCTGCTAACTTAACTGCAAATGTTATCGGAACTTCACAGATAAACCTTTCTTGGTCTGCTTCTACGGATAATAGTGGGGTAGTTAGTGGGTATAAGGTTTATAGAAACGGAGTAAGTACACCTATAGGAACTCCAACAGGGACTACTTTTAATGACACCGGTTTAAGTCCTTCTACTTCTTATACCTATAGGGTATCAGCTTTAGATCCTACGGGAAATGAAAGCGCACAGAGTTCCTCTGTTGTAGCTACTACCACCGCACTAGGAACTGTTTTATTTACAGAGAATTTCGAAGATGCTTCTTTTTCCCTAAGAGATTGGTATGGGGGGACTACTACAGGGACGTTGGAAACTTCCGGTTGTTATAACGGCAATTGTGCTAAGTGGACTTGGGCTACTGGTGGAACTCTTCCTACTAACGGGGATACACTTAGAAAGACTTTTAAAAACACAGCCAAAACAGCAGTAGCTCCTACGGATAAGTTATATGTTTCTTTCTATGCCAAATTCCAGTCTGGTTGGAGAGGTAGTGGGGTTGGTTGGCATCCCCTTCTTTTAATGTTCCCAAGTAACTTAGACGTAGGGACTTCTTTAAACAATGATACTTATCCATCTTTGGAAGATAACTATTTACAAACTTATGTACAATTGTTAAGTGATACTACCTTAACAAGTGGGAATTATTTAATCCGCCCACAAATTGCTTTGCAAGATGCCCTTAGAACTAATACTTCTAATGGAACTGTGCCAAATAACTTAACTACTAATACAGAAAATAGAAGTGCTAACTTTTGTAATACCCCAATTCCAGCTGGCGCTTTCAGTGGCGATTGTTATAACGATGGCGTAGCTTGGAATAGTACAAATACTTGGAAGTCTTCTCTTAGTATCAACGATGCAGCTTGGCATAAGATAGAAGTTTTTATGCGAATGAATACTGTAACAGGTTCGCCGGCTAAGGGAAACCAAGATGGGATTATGCAAGTTTGGGTAGATGGAGTTTTATACTTAGATTATAGTAATATTTTATATCGAACCGCACAGGATGCGACTAAGAAATGGGCTGGCGTAGTTATATCTCCGAAGATAGGAGTAGGTAGTCCCATAGATCAGAGTATGTGGATTGATGATTTGACAGTAGGAACCGATGCTCCTACTGGAGCAGTTAATGGTTCTTGTGGATCTGTGAATAATACAGCCGTGGGGAGTTTAACTTCCTCTAGCCCAGATCTTTGCTCTGTTGGGAATATGGCTCATTTTACGGGAACTGGCCCGTGGAGTTGGGATTGTTTAGGGACTAACAACGGAACAAATGCTTCTTGCTCTGCTACTCTTTTAGACACAGCTACTCCGGTTCGTTCAGCTGGAGCCCCGAGTGGGATTTTACCTCTAAATACCACAAGTACAAATATGACCCTAACTACTGACGAAGCTGCTACTTGTAAATATTCTACCACTCCGAATATTGCATATGGAAGTATGACGAATTTATTTACAACTACTGGTGGAACTTCTCATAGTAGAAGTATGACTGGATTAGTAAATGGTGGGAGTTATAACTACTACGTAAGATGTAACAATGCGACTAACTATCCGAACTTAAACGACTTTCCGATTAGTTTCTCTGTCGCGGCACCTGTCCCGGGAGATTTTACAATGAGAGCGAATTGTTCTTGTACTTTTAAGTAAATAAATAAAAAGAAAAGGGGAGGGGTGCGACTCCCGGAAAACGCACTTTTTTATATGCCCATTGAGGAATGTCGTATCTGTAGAGCTTATATCACTTGGAATACCGCTTATCAAATATTCATGTATGAATATCTCTGTTATCATTGTTATAAATGAGGAAAGAGGATGTTAAAATGAGTGAGAAGATTTGTTTATATTGTCTATCTGTTTTAGTAAGAAAAGAAAAAGAGACAAACTCTAACTGGAAAAGAAGAGAGCATTGTAATTCAGATTGTGCGAATAAACATAACGCGGAACTTGGAAGGAATAAGAAAAGAGGGGAGTTTCCAAAGATCTTTTATAAAACAGATCGAAGTAGAAAGTGGGAAAGAGAAGGATGAATTTATTAGAGCTAAAAACCCCGTTTCATTTACTTTCTAGTGAGGAGAAGACTCTTTTTATCCGTAATCTTAGATATACTAGGACGTTAAACAATGCTCCGCCGAAGAAGGAGAAGAAAGAAAGGAAGAAGAAAGATCCACTTTTAGAAGTAGATAAACTCTTAAACCTAGCTCCGGATCAGATGGAATTATTCTTGGCCTTAATTCAAAAGGAAAAAGAAAAAGGAGAAGAAGATGCAAGATCCATGCTTTGAAGTTGACTGCCCGGCAAGAACTAAAGGAGTTAATGCTTGTCTTGCGATTAAAGAATGTCCTGCAATTCTTGCATGGAGGGCTAGGTTAGGGGAAGAGGTTGAAGAAAAGGAAGGAAAGAAAGAATGAGCTTTATAGAAATAGAAGAAACATCTCTTCCAACTTTGGACCTCGATGTAAGACAAGAAGGGGCGAGAGTTCTTCTTGTCTTAGATTATCCAAGTGGGGATGATGTACGGCAAGGGAAAGCTTGTGCCGGGGCATATGGGACTATTCTAGCCTCGTGTCTTGCCTCAGCGGGAATAGCTCTCTCTACCTGTTCCATTATCTTTATCTTCCCCTTTCCGAATGAGAACTATTGTGTTAATAAATTCTTTACAGAAAAGACAGGGCTTACAAGTGAAGGGTTGGAGTTTTTAAACCCCCTTAGAGAAAGGATTTTAGATTTAGACCCAACAGTAATAGTCCCTATAGGGGAAATGGCCCTTCAGTTAATAACAGGAAAAAGAGGAATAGAGAAATACCGAGGGTCTATTTTAGAAAGCTCTCTAGTCCTAGGACTAAAAGCCATCCCTACTGTGCATCCAAGGGATTCTTTTAAACGTTTCCTCCTTCGTTATCACATCGCTAGTGATTGTAAGAAAATAGCAAGGGAGAGTCTTAGGAGGGAGATAGTTCTTCCAGTTAGAACTCTTTTAATAAATCCCCTTTTTTCAGAAGTAATTTCTTACTTAAAGGATATAAAAGAAAACAAAAAAGAAATCGCGATAGATATTGAATGCCCTGTCCCGAAACCCGTTAAGGATAAAACCACAGGAGTTACTAAAATCTATGGAACCAAAGGCGTCACTTGTATTTCATTTGCAACTGCTCCGGATTACTGCATGTCTATCCCGTTTAACAACTATGTCTGGACGGAAACTCAGGAGATTGAGATTTGGGATATTATTAGCTATATTCTCTTTTCAGAAGAGATTAGAAAGAAGTACCAAAATGGAGCATGTTTTGATATTATTTATCAGTTTATGGTACATTCCCTCATTACTCGTGGGGCTATTAGTGATACGCTTATTAAGACTAATATCTTATATCCTGAATTCCCTAAGTCACTCGCTTTTCTTACCTCTACTAGGACGGATGAACCGTATTACAAGGACGATGGGAAGGAAGTAAATGTAGATGGTACGAGGGATTGGAATCAGTATTATATTTACAATGCCAAAGACTCAGCGGTGGATTTTGAGATAGATATAGATCTGGATAAAGAGTTGGAAAAGAGTGGGAACTTACCTATGTGGGAATATTCACAGAGACTTATAGAACCTCTTTTCTATCTACAAGTTAGAGGGATAAAGATAAATGAGAAGAAGCTTAAGGAACATAAAGAAGAGGCAAAGGTATATCTTAAATCTCTCCAAGAGAAACTCAACACACTTGTGGGGGAGCCCATTAATGTCTCTTCTCCAAAACAAATCATGGAGTTTTTCTATACAAAAAAGAATTATCCTTCCATTACTAAAAGCATTAAGGATAAGGATGGGAATAGAAAGGAAGTAGTAACGGTGGATAATAAAGCCATGACAAAGATAGCGAGGTTGTATGACTCAGAAGAAGCGAGGCTCGTTAAAAAAATCCGAGGATGCTCGAAACTTATTGGAACTTATCTTGAACTACCATTTGATGAAGATTCTAGGATGCGAGGAGCATTTAAACAAAGTACTAAATTCGGAAGACTTGCGTCCTCTAAGACTCCATTTAAAACAGGAATGAATCAGCAGAATCTACCAAAGGTTTTTATGGAGTTCTTAGAAGCCGATGATGGGTTTATGTGCTTTGAGTTAGACAAGGCCCAAGCGGAATGGGTGGATTCGGCGTATTATTTCAACGAACCAAATATGATCCGAGCGGTGGAAGCAGGAGAGGATGTTCATGTCTCTACCGCTATGCTCATGTTTGGAGCGCCAAAGGAGTTAATAGAAAGAGAGAATGAAATCCTTGGCCCACTTACTGAACCGACAGAGATAGAAGCACTTAGGAGGGAGAAATGTCCGGAGGTCTTTCTCTATCCCATTCTCCCAAATATGTCCATGCGACAGGCGGGGAAGAAGTGTAACCACTCTTTTAACTACGGCCTAAGCTCTACCGGATTCTCTATGAACTATGACATGCCAACTGCTCAAGGGAAGATCTGTTATGATCTTTATCACAAAAAAGCCTATCCCGGGATTTTAAAAGCCCATGAGCGAATTCGAAACCAAATTGTTCTAAATCGAACTTTAATAAATGGCTTCGGCTGGAAGAGGAGGTTTTTAGGAAGACTAGATGATAATACCTTTAGACAAGCATATTCCTACCACGGACAATCCACTGTCGGGAGACTTTTAAATGAAGGGATTATTTCTATTTACTATCAACAGTTTGATCCGGATCTTGCTCCTTTCATGCGTCCTGTTGATTTATTTAGCCAAGTACATGATAGTGTTAAGGGGCAATATCCAGATACGGAGCTTAGGAATTTCGCCAAGGCCCTTAAACAAATGCAACTTGATCTTGACATTCCTCTTAAAGCTAATGGAAGGACGTATGTGATTAAGACAGATGCAAAGGTTGGGTATAATTTAAAGAAAATGGAAACCGTTCCTCTATATGGAACGGAAGAAGAGATATACTTAAAACTCCTAGAGATAAAAAAGAAACTAAAACCCCTTAAAGAAACTAAACCGGAAATAGAAAACGCAATCCAAGAAGCTCTCGAACAGGAAGAGGAAGATCTACTACTCGAAAAATTACAAAAAGAGGAGAGTGAGAATTATGCTTCTTAGGAGAGTCGCTTTATGTCTAGGAATTACCCTGATTTTCTTTCCGCTTACTTGCAATACAGTGAGCATACAGAACCGCCGCTTTCATTTCATATCTGGACCGCTCTTTCCATTATGGGAACGGCTCTTCAAAGGAAGGTTTATTTAAAATGGGGATTTAACACCCTCTATCCGAATATGTATGTAGTGTTTATCGGCCCCTCTGCTTGTGGAAAGGGCCTAGCAATGAGGCTCGGAAAGGATCTCCTGAGTGGGATTCAAACTGTAAATCTCGCTAGTGAGAGTATTACTAGAGAGGCTCTTATTCAGGATATAAAAAACTCCGAGAGTCAATTCATAGACCCTAGTGATGATCTAGCGAAGTACCACTCTTCTCTTGGAGTTTTTAGTGAAGAGTTATCTGTATTTCTCGGACAGTGTAATGTTAAGTTTATAGCGGATTTAACAGATTGGTTTGACTGTAAGGATCAATGGACTTATAGGACAAAAGGACAAGGGACGGATTCGATTAACTGTGTCTGTCTCTCTATCCTCGGAGCAAGCGCACCGGATTGGCTTAGGTCTATTCTCCCTCCAGAGGCTTTCGGAGGAGGTTTTACCTCTAGAATAATCTTCGTAGTAGAAGAAGGGAAGAGACAAAGGATAGCAGATCCGACTATAGATCCAAAGATCCTAGCCATGAGGAAATATTTAATCGAAGATTTAGAACAAATAAACCTCCTTGCTGGAAGGATGCAATTTCATGAAAAGACAATGGAGCTTTATACCAAGTGGTATTTAGATGCAGAGAAGAACGTCCCGATTAAAGATCCGACTTTTGCTGGTTATTGTGAGAGGAGAGCAGTTCATCTTCTTAAACTTAGTATGATCTGTAGCGCGAGTAGAAGTGACGAGAAGGTGATTCTACCGGGAGATTTTGAACGGGCAATGGCATTACTAGGGGCCGTTGAGCCTAAGATGCCAAGGGCATTCATGGGCCTAGGAAAGGCTAGATATGGAGAAATGACCGCGATTATTTATGAATACCTAATGAAAGTAAAACACGCCACTACTTCTGAGATCCTAGATAAATTCCACTATGACCTAGATGAATATACCCTCTCGATAGTAATGAAAACCCTAATGGCAAGGAAGAGAGTTAATACTTCTTATAACTCAGAAACCGGAGAGACTTCGTATTTATTTGTAGATAGGAGAGAGAATGGAAGAGAGGAAGAAGACGGAGACGGAGCAGGAGTGGGAATTAGCGGATCAGTATGCTAGTGAGTACAAAGATCACACGGAGGATGAATTGGCTAAATACGCATTTTCCACTCTTTTAGAACCCGCTACAGTCCGGATGGAGAAGTTGGGTAGAGTTGTGGTTTATCCAAAACCGAATGAGATTCAGTTGGATATAGACACGGAAGAGGCTTTTGATAGATTTTTAAAGACTTATAAAATAGCAAAAAGACTTCTTGTTTTTACCAAAGACCCAGAGATAAAAAGTAGCGCGAGTGGGAAAGAAGGGCATAGACACGTGACACTTTTTATGGAAGAAGAAGTTGGGGATCTAGAAAGAATCGCCCTTCAAGCTATCCTCGGGAGTGATGGGAATAGGGAGCTTTTTAACTTCTTCCGCCTATCAGAACTTGGAATTAGTGATAGTTGTTTTTTTGAAAAAAGAGAAGAAGAACTAGGCTTTCCGGATTTTCCTAGTACTAGTATAATATGAGCAATAGACAAGAGAGGAAGAGGATAAAGTATTATAGGAAACTTCGGAAGGAGTTAAGAAAGTTTATAGTAATAGATGATCTAACGGAGGTAGAAAATGAAAATCCCAGAATGTGAAGAGTGTAGGAAGAAGAAAGAGGCGTTGGAAAAGAATCCCAAAGGGGGATGTGCTTCTTGTATCAACTCCGCAGAGTCGAAGGAGAATAAGACTTGTAAGGAATGTTTTAATTCCTATACCCCCTATAACCATTGGCCTAAACATATGCCGAAACCGGCATACTTCCAGAACTACAAAGACCCCGAAAGAGGAGGGGAATAAAAGTGAGAGAAAGAGAAGACGAGTTGGTTTATTTAACAAGGCCGAAAAAAGTTTGTAATAGCACTAGTTCAGACTGTAACTGTAGAGTTTGTAAGGAAGATAAGAATTTGGGAGAGCTTCCTTTTGGACAGGGGCCGGGACATACGGTTCCAGTTGTTGGAAAACTCCCGGGAATGTTTATAACAGATTCAGACTTTTTAGAAAGTTATCAAGATATAAATATCCCAAATAGAAAAATAACTCAAGAAAATATAACTAAAAAAGACGAAGTAGAGAAATATAAAAAAATAACCCATAAGGAGAAGATGGATGCAATGCAGGAGATTTTCAATAAATGTCTCGCAATTGCAGATGCTAAGGGAAGAGATTATAGTGGTACCCAAGATGCAATGTCTAACTTCCATGACTTTGGATGGAAAGGAATCATCGTTCGATTGGGGGATAAATGGAATAGGATTAAAAACCTCACAAATGCTGGTAATAACTTTGTTAAAGATGAATCCCTTGAAGATACTCTTTTGGATAATATTAACTACAGTGTACTCGCACTTATTGAAAAAAGGAATCTTATAAAATGAACAATCCCTGTCCTGAAGGACTTATCTGGCCAGTTGATTGTGGAACAGAGCGTTGCTGTCTTACTTGTGGAAGGAGAAAGAATTAATATGGCAACTAGACCAAGTTATAAAGAGATGTATTTAAAGGAAAAAAACCTTAGAGAGAAACAGGAGAAACTAATCCCTGAGTTTCTCCTAGCGTATAACAAATACATAGATCTTCTCTTAGAAGAACTAGAACTAGCAATAGGAATGGTTAAAAAATAATGCAAGATATTAAATATAAACTCCCCACAGGGGAAATTGAAAGAGTAAGGGAATTTTTCGAAGGAACTTCCACGGAAGATGTTTGGGATAAAATGAGAAAGAGATTTAATGAAATAGAAAAAGAACACAAAGTAGTAAGTATGAATAGAACCGAACTAAGTAAAAATCAACTTAAACGACTGAGGAAGAAAGAAAAGAAATAGAAAAGAAAAAAATAAAAACAAAAAGGGGGTGATGCTTTTTGGTATCGAGCTTAATGACGGTGTTTATCGTACTAATCCCGACATTTCTAATGGCCTAAAAGAGGGGGTCTAGTGCATCCTCTATAAATAAAACATAAAAAAGGGGGACTCTTTTCTAAGAGATCCCCCTTTTCTTTTACTCCTCGCCTTCGTTGTAGTTATAAATCGTAGGTCCGATTATTGGTATATCTTTTATCATTGTCCTTTCAAAAGCACTCCAGTCATCATCTATTAATCCCTGTCTAAGGGCAAAGGCTTTAGTCCCTACATCTCCTATTACCGGACCCCCAAGGGCCTCTGCAAGACCAGAGGAACTTCTCATTGCGTTATGAACTGTATCTGCCCATAGGCCAAATCCCCCACCGCTGGTTAAATACCTACTTACCTGTTCCAAGGTAGTCTCATCCCCTCGGACTTTTGCAGTTAGAAGATCTATCCCTTCAGCAGTTAATCCACCTAAAACAGTCATACTAGCTAGAAGTTTCCCGGCCATTATTGGATCAGTTTTTAAAGTCCTACTTATAAGCTTCGCCTGTTGCATTCCGAAAGTTTTAAAAAGAGTTAGGATTCTAATCCATGGGTTTTCACTACTAACCCAACGAGGAAGTTGCATGGAGTCATTTATAAACTGTGTTTCTTTTACAAAGTTATAACTTGCAGTTCTTCGATCTAGTTCTGTTAGTTCTGTTTTACTTAGAAGTTCCACCGGATCTAGGCCTAGTCGTTTAAGTCTCATCGAAGAAGATCTAAAAGCCCTGCTATCCGGTTTGGCATTTTTTAACTCTCTAAAAAGATCCACCGCATACTCTCTCCCTGTCGTAGCGGCAAAGAGCCTGTTAAAAATCTCACTCTGTTTAAATCCACTAACGGTTAAAAATCCATCTGCGGTATCTCTAGCGATCTTTGCCACTTTCATAAACCCGATACTGACTTCTTGGCCTCTTTCGAAACGAGCAAAGTCATTTGCATATGAATGAAGCATTGCTCCGGATCTCTCTGCCAGATCCATAGCGGTTTTCGGGTCAGAGAAGATTTTTCCTAAAGCCTTTAAAGAACTCTTGGTATAAGAAGTCCCGATGGTATTTGCGCTTTGCCCTAGGTTCCTAACTCCTGCTCGGCCCATTTTAGTCAGAACTGCTAGAGAAGTAGCGGTATCTACAAAGGCCCTTCCAATTACATCATTCCCATAATTCCCACCCATCATTCTTTTATTTATATCTATCGCATATTTATAAACATAATCCCCACTTTCTTTTTTAATATTCCCTAAGAGTTCAAGGACTCCCTTCCCCTGTTGTCCATAAGCTTTTATAACTTCTATCCTTTTTGTCGCCCCTTTGAAGTAATTGTCAAAGACTATGTTTATATCCTTTTCATATCCATCTATATTAAACTCTCTTGCGTATTCCATATTCCCATACTTCGGAGAGTTCATCCTACGGCTAAGGATCTTATCTAAGAGAACCTCTGCTTGAGCGGGAGTTTCTGCATACCCTTTCTTCACCATCTGCTTAATCGCAGCGTCATGCTTCCTTCCCGGGTTTACTAACTCCTCTGGGTTATAAAACCTAGGCCAGTGCGGAGCTTCGGGATCATGGGTATATGGAAGTCTCTCTCCTTTTAAATTTACTATCTTAACCCCATTAACCTCCATATCTTCTGAGAGTTCGTTGAACTTTTCCCGGATGAATTTAGCTGCATCCTTTACCCTCGGAGCATCCGGGAGATTTACTATCTCACTAGTAGGGATAGTTTCTACTATCTCTTGAACTCTTACCTTCTCTCCTTCTGTTAGCTTAGATAAAAAGTTTTTCTTCTCCGCTGCCATCTCTGCAAATCTTAGATCCGAGTTAATCCGAATAGAAGAAATAGTCTCTGCAAGTTTCTTCGCACTAGGACCATGAGATCTTAAATAAGCCTCCCCATCTGCAAAGGCTCTGTTACTTAGTTCCTTTATCCCAAAAAGGCCATTAGCCGAAAGGGAGTTTTCTATAAACGCTCTGTCTACGTCTTTCTTTATTTTCCTATTTCTCGGCCCGGCTTTTTGAAACCCCTTAAACTCCTCTCCATTTTTTAGTTTATAAAGAAACTGAAGTCCATCTATTATAGTCGCCCTTTCTTCAAAGGACATGAATTTTATTTCTTCTATTCCAGTTAGGTATTTGTTTATAGTTTTTAATTCCTCTGGAGTTACTTTAAGGGCATTCTTAATCATCCCGATTGTTCTGGTCTGACTCCTAGCAACTAGGGAGTCTTTACTAGTCAAGTCCTTCCCGATAAAGATAAACTCTTTTATCTGCTCTTCTGTTAAATCCGTCTTAGTCCTAAGCCAATCATCAAGAGAGAGTTTCTCCTCTTTAGCAAAGGTCTCTGCTTTTTTATATTCCTCCGCAAGTCTATCGTTTGCTTTCTTTCTTTCTTCTAAGATCTTCGCTTGAGTTTCAAAGAGAGAAAAACTCCCCCTCTCTTCTTTTAACTTCTTAGTAAAAGTAGCTAAGAAGCTATTCTCTTTCGGGGATAAATTCTCAATTGCTACCTTTGCCTCTCCAATAATAGTCCCGAGTTTTGTATCAATTGCATTTTTAATAACTCTTTCTTTAACTCCCTCTGGGACTATCTCCTTTTTTGCTAAGGTACTATCCTTTAATCCCACACTTTGGAAGAGGGCATCTAAAACCTCTGGGCTAAAATTCATCCCTCGCATTTTTTCAAAAGTATTTACCAACTCCTCTTGACTCATAGGTTTTCTATAACTTCTCTTATCCGTAGTAAGTGCATCATAAACATCCGCTGCACTTACTATCTGAGCTTCGATAGGAATCTCTTTATCCTTAAGCCCATTCGGATACCCTTTCCCATCAAATCTCTCATGGTGATTTTCGATTATATTCATAACCGTAGGGCTTAGTTTATCCTTATACCCCTCTGCAAAACCTCCAAGAGGATGAGTTTTTACTATTTCAAACTCTTCCGGAGTTAGCTTCTCGGGTTTATTTAAAATCTTCTTATCTATATTTATCTTCCCGAGATCATGGAGCCAGCTTCCGTACATAATATCATGCTGGATATTTTCCGGAGTTCCTAAGACTTTCGCCATCTTAACTGCAATAGTCGCTACATGCTCTCCATGTGCTTTTAAATCCGGATCATATTCTTTTATCTTCTGTGCTAGTTCTTGGATAGTAAGAGGTCTTTCTTCTCCTTTTATTAATGCTTCTAGGGAAGAGAAGTGTTCATCTAAAAAGCCATTCTCTACTTTAATATGTCTATTTCCTAACTCTGCAAGATCCGCTCTATCATCAAAGACAGCTAGGAGTTTAGATCCTCTAGGAGTTAGGTGTTCTTTTTCTAAGGCAAGATATTCCGGTCCTCTAGTCCCACCATAATCCCCACCGAGATCCGGAGTAACCGCAGCTACTCTTTGCTTAACTCCCGCAGTTCTAAGCTCCTCTTGTATATCCCCTATGTCTTTTAAAAGAAGAGAAGTCTGTCTATGAGTAGATCCAACAGCCAGATCCACATCATCCGGAGTTCTTGCATTCCACTTCTTCACATACTCTGCATCAAATCCCGTAGTGGGACTGAAGACTTTATCTATATCTATCCCTATTACTTTAGGTTTTATATCTTCTAGAATAATCCCACCCGTTTCAGTTACGATTTGCCTCGGCCCTGTGGTTATTTCTTCCTTTATCCCTTTCTTACTCTCTATCAAATCATTAATAACCCCATCAGGGTTAAAGGGTTTTGTTTTTATCTCCTCTGCTTTTAACCCTTTAGATGGAACGGGAAGTTCATCCGTAGCAGGGATTACTTTATCCACCACCCCTTTTGCTACTTTTTCTTCTATTCCATTTTTTGTTAAATTATGAAATAACTTTGCTGCAATTACAAATGGAGCCATCTCCCCAACTGTCTGAGTCGCGGCATAGGCATTTGGAAATTCCTTCTTAACTCTCTCTCCAGTTTTATCATCTATATAATCAATCGCTATCGGGACACTTTTAAGAACAGTTTCTATCTTCCCCATTGTTTCTTCCCCGGCTTTTGTCCGAGGCATATAAGTAATCGCATCCATGTTATTTCTTATCCTCTCCCCAAGAGAGGACCAAGTAGGGGCTACTCCGTTGAACATCCAGTTGGAGAGTTCATTACTCCCACTTACGGCAACATTTGCTAGAGCCATTGCGGGATGGAAGTTAGCAAAACCTGTTGCCTGTTGGAGGATATTCTCCCCCATTCCTATATCCTTCTTTCCTTGTTCTACTATCTTCTCTCCTATTTTCTTCCCTATATTCTTAATTGGAGCAATGAAATCTGAAAGAGTAGCTTCGTCTACATCTACTTCTTTCTTCTTAACTGGAGCTTTTCCCCCTTCCATCTGTTGAAACATTTCTAAGGAAGAGAGAGAAGAAGAGGAAGTGGAAATAGGAGGAGCCGAAGCCCCTCCCTTTTTTCCTTTCTCCTCCTCCATTTGCTGAAACATTTCTAAACTATTCATCTTTTATTGTCCTTTTATAAGATGTGGTGCGGGATGTTTTATCAAAGGAGAAGGACTTACCTCCACCAACTTCCCTTCCTTATCCCTCTTAACTCCATACCAGTTATGATCCGGACCAAGTTCTAACTTCTCATATCCACCAGCGAGTTTTTTATAATCATTAGTGTTATACGCATCTCCCGGTTTAGCCAGAAGTGCAGCCTGTTGCATTGTGTAAGTAAAATAATCCCTCTTTGCTCCATCTTTCTTTCCAAACTTCTTCATCATATTACTCTGAGCAGCTTCTTTTAATTTCCCAAACTTCTCATAAGTAGTAGTTACTTCTACGTTTCGATTATTCTCTCTGGTTATATCTTTTAACTCCTTCGCTTCTCTAGCTCTGAGGCGAAGTTCTTCCAGCCGCATGGAGTTATCTTCTTGGTTTCTACTATTCCTTCCCCTCTCTGCTTCTTGTTCTAGTGCAAGCTGTGCCGCTCTATAACTCTGATCCGCTGCAAGGTTTGCCCTTCTAATCCCCATCTCTTGAGCTTTCCACTTATTCTCACTAGCAAGGGATTCCGAATGCCACTTATCCTGCATTCCTAAACTTTGTCTTTGTCTTTCAAACTCTGCACTGATTGTTTCTCTATGTCTTCTTTCTTGCGATTCGAGGGTTTCTTTTTGGAGCTTACTCTCATGTTCAAAGCCTCTTTCCTGCAATCTTTCCGAATGTTCGAAACCTTTCTCTTGTCTCTCCGCATTCTTCCCCTCTATAAACATATCCCTAGCTGCTTGCTGTTGGGCTCTCCTATTCTCCGTAATCCCGTAAAGCTGATCTCTTACATTTACAGCCCCACTTACTTGTTTTAAATTCTCACTCATTATTTTAGTTCTATTATCTATCATCTCATCGAACTGAGCCGGGGTAAGTCCAGCAAGCTCCACTGGACTATTAAACCCCAAAGATCCACTTAAACTCCCTCCAGATCCAAGGGCATTCTGGATCTGGATAGAGTCTATTCCTTTTATATTCTCACTTATTTTATTCAAGTTCTTTAAATAATCCTGCCCTATGGCATCTGAAACTGGCATTGTTTATCTCCCTAGAAGAGCATCATCCGCGCCGGCAATAAGAAGTTTTGGACTAATCCCAAGAGCTTTTGCCTGTTCGGGAGTTAGATCCCCTAAATTCCCTCCCTTCCCAAGGAGATCTTTTAAAAAAGCCATCTGTTGTTTTTGCTGTTCTTGAGAAGCGAGGGCTTTTAAATGTGTCTGCCCAACTGCACTAGCTACAGCACTTAATCTCCCACCTACGGTATTTCCCCCAATCGCTTGCCCGATCATTCCACCGATAGCAGCTATATTTGCCGGACTCAGCTGACTAAAAAAACTCTTATCTGCTCCACCACTTCCAACTATTGCCTGTTCGGGGCTCATCTGCGGAGTTCCAAGTCCATAGTTATTCCCCCCTCCTGCGGTAGCTCCTGCACCAAAGAGAGAGTTATTCAACATATTAGAAGATAAACTTAGATCGAAAGCCATTTTATTTCTCCTTTCTTTTTATCCTAAAAGCCCAAGAAGTCCACCAGCTGCTCCACCTACTGCGGCACCTATTGGATTACCCCCACTAAGCATATACCCCATACTCGCACCACCTATCGCCCCACCTAAAATCCCACCAGCAGTTCTTCTCCCTCCACCATCATCTGTAGAAACTGCACTACCACTTATAGATCCAAGAAAGTTCCCACCATATTGGAAACATTTCAAATCCCAAAGAGCATCTTTTGCTCTCATTTCTATGTTTATGTTATCTAGTTCTGTTCTTAGCCCCGCATACATTTTTGCAAAATCCAACGCAGTAGTGGCTATATCTCTTTTCGCTAGAATAATCTTAGTCGTATAATCCATCCCGAGAGAGCTAAGTTCTCTTCTATAAAGAAGATCCTTCGTAGCCAAATCCGCACTGAGGGTTATTAGTTCTTTATGCGTTGCGACTTTAGCGGTTACTAAATCCGCTGCTACTTTTACAAGTCCCTCTCTAGTGGCTATTTTTAATTTCGCCAGTTCCATAACTATATCTTGATTCTTCATTACTAGTTGGATGTTTTCTTTAAACCCTTGAAGCTGATAAGTCGCGGTGTCTTTATTAACCTCTCGGAGTTTATGCCCTCGGATTATTGCCTCTCCGATAGCAAAGGCAGAACTCATCACCGCATTGGCATCTCGCATTCCACTTCTATATCTCGGGAGAGTTACTTGATCTAAGTCACTTTCTAAAACCGCACTCTCTGCAACTATTAAAGAGTCTAACAGATTAGTAATCGCAGCAAGGAAAGTACTAACACCATTATTCTGACTCGTCCTATATGCGGTTAAAATAGTATCAAAGTCTAAATTCGCAAGAAGACCATTTAAATACGTATTTATATTTGTATCAAAAACCATTCCGGAGTTATAAGTAGTATTAAAAGAACCCAGAGAAGTAGAAAAACTCGGAATTCCTGCTACGTAAGCGTTATAGAGAGTAACAAAATCCATCCCGGCATAAGTGTTTAAATACGAAAAAGGCGCCGTGAAGTTCGTTATCACCTGTCCACTACCAAGAAGAGTCTCATTTGCCGTTACGCCTACAAATGCCGCATAAGGGCTAACTCCTGTCATAGCAGCACTTAATGCCTGAGAGAGAGTTATGCTCGCTCCTTGTGTTCCAAGAAATGCCCCATGAAAAGTCTTCATATAATCCGGAAAATCTACTGCACCAGAACTTCCACCACCACCTGAACTACCGCCTCCTCCAAATCCCATCTCTCTTTACTCCTTGCATAAAAAGCTGGTTACTCTAAACCCAAGTTTATTCGCTAGTCTTACCACCCCGGGATTATCCGTATATGCGATTAAGGTCTTACAGTTATTTAACTCTTTATATCCAATTAAGACTTTAAGCCCCTCTTCCCAAGCTGTTATAGGTATTTCTTTAACAGCAAAAAGGGAATAGATCATCAAATTCCTCTGTCTTGTATTTGCGTCAGTATCTATAGTAGTTGCGATAAATCCATAGATATTCTCAAGTATATCCCCTTCTTCTTTCTCTATCCCTACCCAAAGTTGAATACTCTCAGTAAGGAGATTTTTTAAAATCCCAAAAACATTCTCTGGAGAGAGTTCTACTTTAGGAATTAAATTTTCTAATAGAAGAGGCCTAATTCTTTCCCAATAAAAAACAATCTGCTCGGGAGTTAGTCTAATTAACATCTTCTACGTTCTCTTTAAAAGTAAACCCAATAATCGGAGGAGTTATGGGCTCTTCATCTCCTACTAAATAACTAGCAGTTATAATCGTATTTCCTTTTATTGAATAACTATCACTATTTTTAGTAAACCCTGCTTTTACTTTTGTCCGGACGGTTTGAATTAATCCCTCTGTTTGGATATTAAGTAAAACATAAGCCTCTTTACTTTTTGTCTTACTTACATAAATCATTATATCCCCCAAAGTCCCACTAAGTCCCGTTACCATTATAGGATAAACAACCTCTGCCACGGGAAGTTCTATTGTCTTCGGGCACTTAGAAATAACATTTATCACATTCTTCATCGGTTTTTTATTCAACCCACAAAGGATTTGATCTATAGATTGAATCTTTTCTTCTATACTCTCTCCTTGGATTAACCTGAGCATTAGAACTTCTCCTTTATTTTAGTTATTAAATCTATCTGCCTATCTATCTCCGGAGCGGCAATTTCCAAAACCTCTTCCATAGTCTTAAGAGGATTATTCAACTCCGTACTTTGGACTATTTTAAGAACTATATCTTTATTTTCTTTATACTCCGGATGTTTTTCGAGGAAAGCGGTAAAGATCTTAGTCGTATGCGCGAGTCTTTTACTTAGTTTATCCACCGCTTCTGGGAGATAAAGAAGCGCCGTTTCTACTCCTTTGATAAAAACTCTACTAAGAACCTCGTCAAAAACTCTCTTCTCTCCATCTACTACGATTTCTAAAAACTCTTCTTCCGTACAGAAAGGTTCCATTTCTACTCCTTGGGGTTAAAGCCCCGGTTAAATCTCTTGTCTATTTTTGTATAACTAATAGAAATCCAATTAATAGAAACGAAGGAGAAGTTTGTATCCTTAACTCCAATTTTAAACTCCACCCCGGCTATGTGAGGTTTTACTAGGTTAAGTTCATTTAGAGAAAAGAAAGGGGTCTGAAACCAATCTCCTCTTAAGTTTTCCCGGGTGTAGATACAAACCTTAACATCCTCTTCCTCTCCATTAGTATCCATCCCGAGAGATACTTCTTCAATTATCTTCATCCCGGGATCTTCAAAATCTATAACTCCAGTGGTAAAAATAGAATCTTTAAGAAGTGGGAGAGAGGAAACTACAAATTTATTCCTATCTAAACCGGTTTTAAAAACTCCCCCTATGGAGAATAAACCAAAGGGATTTAGAACATAGGTCTTCTCAGAGGAAGAGAGAAACAGCTCCTTAGTAGAAAGTTGGTAAAAAAACCGAACAGAGAGGGATTTAAAAATCTCCCTGTATCCAAGAGAGTTTAACTTCTCCAGCCCTAATTGATTCAACCCTCCATTCTTATCTATAAAAAACACTTCCTCTTCTCCAGCAACCCAACTATCTACATCTCTCGGAGCTTGCTTTATAAAATCCCTCCTTCCAAAAGTATGCTCAAAAGTAGGAAGGATAGTAAATCCTTTAGAGCAGATAACCACTAACTTATTAGAAATAGAAGTTATTCCAAAAATCTCCCCTAGTTCATTTAAACTCCTAAACCCCGCTTCTACATTTATCTCACTCGGAGTACAGTCTATATTCCCTATCCCACTCCAAGCAATAAATCCCTTTCCTTCTGCATTACTCGGAACACAATTAGGGACTAAGGAGTTAAACCCCGTTGTCAATCCTCCAAGAATCAGCTGCCCGTTATAGTTAAAAATAACCCTCGCTTGAGGAATTTCTGTACTAGTAGTCAAAACTCCCGCTTCGTCTACTTTAATCGTCACAACTCCGTTGGAGAAAAATCCCCAAGTCTGATAATCCGCAACGCTCCATCTACCCCCAACTGTTATATTACTCCTCTTAATCGTAAGACTATTATCACTATTTATTAAGAAAATCCTAGTAGGAGTTAGGAGATAATCCTTAAAACCTATAGAAAGAACTTGAAGAGTATCCTCTGTTAAATAGATATAAGAAAACTCCTCCGGATCTACACTTCTAAATCCCTCCTCACTAGGGCCACAATTCACTAAGTCCGAAAAATACTCTTGATTCTTACTCCTAAGAGAAATAGGATTAATCCCCTTCTCGAAAAGACCTCTTAAGCTTATCCTTTTCTGTCTCATCCCTATCCCTCCATTACACTACTACCATTCCCCTCTTCATCCTCTACTGCATCATTGTTTATCTGAGTAGTGATAAGTTTTATATTTTCAAAAATCTCCATCCCGCCAGAGGAATTTCGGAAGTTAACATCACTGGTATAAATAGCTGCTTGGACTACAACCTCTGGATAATTAACTCCCCACCAGTTTTCCTTATTACTATCACTAAGAGGGATGGAGTCGAACTTTCCATTTATTTCTACTTTATATTCCTTATCCGCTTTTGGGAAAAAAGCCATCCCTCGGCACGTACCAGTAGTAAAAGTTATATCCGCAAAGTTCCCATAAACCTCCATCTCTGAGAGATTCTTTCCATAAACCTCTACAGAAATCGGCTTATAAACTCTCGCCCTTCCAGTTTCTAAAGACTCACTTCTTATCTCATTTAAATTATACGCTATCCCAACTCTCTCCCTACTCTCTGTATCCATTATCCAAACATCCTTTACCGCTCTACAATTCATAGGGAAGATAACCATCCCACTTCCCGCTTCCAAAGTAGCAAAGAATCTTAAATCCTTAACAGGAGTAAAGGTTATAGAATCCAGAAACTTAATCCCACTATTTATCTGCTTATCCACCCGGGCATTATCCCAATGAGAAAAACCGGAGGCGCTTTTAAACGCCTCCCTTAATTCAATTATATCCACTTTCCTCTCCCTCTTAACAGGTCTGGATTCCAATTCCAGTATTTACAAAACTAATAACCTCTTGTTTTAAAACTGCCTGAACAGAAGTCTCCGTGTCGTTTATATAACTCCCTGCGATAGGAATTAGAGTTATAGTATTATTCGAATCATCTACTTTCTTTATCATATAAATAATCCCGGGAATTAGAACTTCCGGATCTGCGATAAAGATCTGTGGAGTAACACCCGCATTGGCTTTTATAAAAGTCTCCAGTTGCCCGATAGAATGAGTAGGAGCAGTGACCTCTACTGGAGAGTAAAGGGGGATTCCAAGAACTGTCCCTAGATTCAAAACAGCCGCCCTTACCTCCCTAATATACCCGGCAAACTTACTAACCTCTTCTTTATCCAACGGCTTTGTTGCGTCCATTTTTATCTCCTTTTATTACTGTCCTACAGCGATGAAGGAAAACTCCGTAGTTGCTAATGTCCCATTTAAATCAAAAACCACCTGTGCTTGAGAAGCACTTATGGAAAAAAGATGAACTCCATTCGCTCTATCTTGATTCGACATTGCAACTATCGTAGGCTGTGAAGAGAAAGCCGGGGAGAAGGTAATTGTATAAAGCCCATCACTTACAGAAGAACTAAACCCTGAGCCATTAACTACCGCCCCTGCTAGACTTACAATTCCTCTTACTATCCTATCTCCTTTAATAGTCCCGGTATAATCCAACCCACTTCCGGTCCATTTTAAATAATCCGTAGAATTTCCGATATGAAATTTAGGCGTCCCGCTATCATGCCCGAGCCAATACCCACTAGTAGTATCTGCATAAGAGGTTTTCCCACTGGCAATAGTAATAGCCCCTGCCGCCATGTTAATTGTACTTCCAAGAGTCGAATCACTAAAAAGCCCAATCCCGGCAACTTTTCCATTTACATCTACTTTTAATGTATACTGCGCGGCATATAGATTTGCATTGTTATATGCGTTAGTCGCATAAGTACTAGCTGAAGAAGAAGCACTCTGCGCGGTAGACGCATACCCACTTGCATTACTTGCATAGGTAGAAGCATTAGAAGAAGCCGTAGCTGCATTATTTGCATAAGTCGAAGCATTACTCTCAGAAGTAGAAGCCCCAGAAGCACTTGCACTAGCTAATCCCGCTTGAGTAGTCGCAGTTGTTGCAGCTGTCGAAGCGGTACTTGCACTTGAACTAGCCTGACTAGCACTCGTACTTGCATTCCCTGCACTTGTCCCTGCACTTGTTTCACTACTCAAAGCCGCACTTGCACTACTCGCTGCATTACTCGCCGCAGTTTGTGCCGTAGTTGCAAATCCACTAGCATTAGTCGCATAAGTATTTGCATTAGTAACTGCACTAGCAGCAGATGAAGAAGCAGTAGAAGCCGCTTGGGAGTAAGTAGAAGCTGCACTTTCACTAGCCGCTGCATCTCCAGCATAATCCTGAGCAGCCGCCGCCCAAGCTTCAGCAGTAGTTGCATAACTCCCCGCTGTAGTTGAATACCCTTGTGCATCATCCCTATACCCTGCCGCAGTAGAAGCACTAATACTCGCAGCATTTGCAGAACTATTAACACTACTAACCGCTTGTTCCGCAGTAGTAGCAAATCCGCTTGCATTATTCGCACTAGTCCCTGCATCACTAGCTGCACTAGATGCACTATTCGCAGCAGTTACTGCATTTTGCCAATAGGTATAAGCGTTACTTTCATTAGTAACTGCCCCTGCCGCAGCGGTTATAGCAGCATTAGCAAAGTTCTGAGCAGAAGAAGCGTTAGTAAATGCAATAGCTTTTGCTTCATTCGCCCCTGTCTCTGCCGCTTGTGCTTCTATTACATGGGCGTTTGTGCTTATTTCATTTAAAGCCGCCTGAGCAGCGGAGGAAAGAGCCTGTCCAGCCGCAATAGCTGCATCATTTGCCTTTAGCGCCGCTTCATTTGCCTGAGCTTCTGCAAGTTGTTTACTTATCGCGGCCTCATCTCTAAGAGCTTCCATAGAGAGAGTAAATTCCGTTGAATACTCATCATACTCGTAGTTATTAATTACAACCCCACCTTCACCACCAGTACATTGAGAACAGGTTCCAGTCAAATTCCCAATAATCTCCCCACTGACAGTTATATTCTCAAAAGTCGCATCATTACCTACGAACTTATCTGCCGTTACCGTAGTAGCATAGAGAGGGTTATTGACAAGAAAGATAAAAAGAAAAAGAAAAGAAAAAGACCTTAAATACTTCCGCATGTTTATCTCCTTTATGTTGGATCTATAGTTGTTACTATCCTTCCAGCTACTATTGTAAGAAGTCCTTGTGTCCCACCGGGGGATAGTTTTGCCAAAGGAACCGTCCCTGTAAATCCCCCAGAAATCCCCAAGTCACTAGGGGTTAAAACAATATCACTACTAAGAGCCTTTCCATTTATCTTCCTAGTCTTAGGGACTAGGTGATCTGTAGCAGGAAGATCATCCGAAGTAACCACCTGCCCGGCTACATCAAAACTCTCATCTACTAGAAAAGGCCCCATACTTCCAATCCATATCTTCTTATAAGCCATTTCCTTCCCCTTTAAAAAGAGAATAAAGAAAAAGGGATAGCAGTAAAACCACTATCCCTTCTTTTTCCTCTTCTTTAGCTAATTAGGGAGAGAGAGTACCATTAAGCCCAATCCCATCCAGCCAACCATGTGCTTTTTCGAAATGAACTTCCAGACCAGCCTCAGTCAGGAACTCCGATTTTTCCCCATCAAGATCATTCGCTTGCCGATTCGGGAGATATTTCGTATCATCCACAAAACGATAAACCAAATGCGGGGGATCAAGAATTCCCATCGAATACCGCAACGGAGCAAGGAGAGTAAAGAGCGGATGAAGTTTCAGATGAAGAGTCCCGAATACGGTATTAAGAGTTACTACCTTAATCCCATATGCCTGAATTCCCGGGGTAATGGTCATATCCCCATCTGCTTCTACCATCTGCTGAATGCCCATAAGAGCGCCAGAACCACAGAAAGCGATCTTCTCAGTATTCCCATATCTGAAAAGCTGCTCCAGATAAGCATCCAAGAACGCCTTCCCACCAGCGGCCCAAGTTGCGCTAGTAGAAGTGGAAAAATCACTTACGTTAGTAGTAAGATAATTCCTAATCCCTCTAGTAGTCCTCTCCGGTTTGTTATTTGCACCAGTCCGGACAGAAAGAGCAGAGAACCAATATGCTTTTTCTTGTTCGATGGAGTGCATTTCCAGAGCTTGTCTTTTCGCTTCCTTAACCTGATCTCCAGTTCTCAATCTCGTCTTCATGGCCGTTCTGGTTTGATCCAGAGAGTTTCTGAAGATCTGAGTATAGGACGAAAGCTCATTCGGATCATAGATCAAACTAGCAGGAGAAGTCCCACCTTCCGGATTTACAGAACCAATTACCAAAAGAGAAGCATTAGTGGAACCAGCAGCAGTATGAATCGCCCCGCCTTTGGTAGAACTTCCATCTGCTTCAAGGAGGATACAAGTAATATAAGAAGAAGCCCCATTAATAACCGGGGCAACAGTTACTTTCGCAGTAAGTCTCGTAGAAGGGAGGTTGTTAATTACCAACATCACTTGATGGCTTACGTTGAACTTAGCTGCATTAGCGGCAGACATTTTTACATAAAAAGTATCCCCAACTACAGCAGCGGCATATGCGTCAGAAAGGTTCGTTCCACCAAATACACCAGTAACCGCACCAATCTGATCCGGAAGTTCCTGTTGGAACCAGTGAAAAATCGGATCATCCGTTTTCTCGCTTTTCAGCTTTGCCAGAAGAGCCGTAAGCGGTGCGTGACCATTGGGATAAAGCCAAAGAACCATCTCCCTCCAGTTCTCAGGTCTTTGACCAGTAACAGTAAAATCTCCACTTCCTCTCATACCAAGAAAAGGCATTTCTTTAACTCCTTCTTATTTAAAAATCACGGTCCATTAAATCCGCTGCATTCATGTCGAATATCTCTTTCTTCCCACCTTTACTAATCGGGGTGCTCGTTCCAGATTTAACTCCAGCAAAAGCGGGTTTTGTTTCCTTAGATTGGGCCGGGAGTTCCTGTTGTTTAGACATAGAAACTGGCTCTTTCAATCCTAGCCTTTTTCGGCAAACGCTTGCTGTTTCCATAAAGATCTCTGAATACGGTTTATTCCGATCCTTTTCTTCTTCCTCTCTCAAAACCATCTGGACATATTTACTATGCTCAATAAGATCCGGATTAGCCTCGTAGAAAGAGCTTACTGCTTTATGAACTATTACCTCTCTATTAACTGCGATATTTACTATCTGAGGAATTACCTCTGCAAGTAGATCTGCCATTTCCGTTCGGCTGTTATAAATAGCTTCATTGATAAGTTCCGGTTTATCTATTACTTGATCTAGTTGTTCTTTAGACAGAAACTCTTTCTTATCATAAAGGGAGTTAAAAATCTCATTCACTTCTCTTTTCGGTTTCTTTTCCTTCTCTACCTCTTTCTCTTCCGCCTTCTTCTCTACCGGAGGAAAAACCTGCTCTTTCCCATCCCTAGCAAGAAGGCCACTTAGTCTATTTAATTCCTCTCGAAGAGTAGCAAGTTGAAGATCTTTTTCGTCTACTTCTACTTTTTTCTCCTCTACTTTCTCTTCTTCTTTTTTCTCCGGAGGAGTTTCTATTTCTTTCTTTTCTTCTTTTTTATCTTCTTCTTCCACTTTCTCCAGAGGAATTTCTTCCTTCTTCTCTACCACTTCCGAATCTTCAAAAAAGGAGATCATATCAGTAATCTCTTTCTTATCAATCGGACCCATTTCAATCATCTCATTTAATTCTTTTTCCATCTCAGGATCATCAATAGGCATAAAAATTTACTCTCCTTTTTCTCTCTCCCCTTCAAGGGAAGCGATTTGAATATCCCGGATGATAAAAACCGGGAGAGTTTTTAAATATTCCAACTCACTTATTCTACTACGAATATCACTATCTGTCCACTTTTTTTCTGGATCTCCGTACCTTAAAAGTTCCATAAGATATTTATCCCTCTCTTCTATCTCAAAGAGGAGAGCCCCCCAGAATGGACCTTTTGTAAACTCTTCCCACTCTCTGAGACTGATAGAAAAAGGATCTACTCTATTCCCCTCCTCCTCGCATTTGCATGAACTGCTGCATATCAATAAGATTTCCTTTTTGGCTCTCCTCGGCAACTTCTGGATCAAGCATTTGAGTATTTTGTACATCTCCACCTCTTTTTAGAAACTCGAAAACATTAGTCGCACCATTCATCCTCGCCGCATGGCCAAAGATTCTAGTTATATCAAACTGCTGTTGAAGGACAGGATCTTGAGAAACCATCTTCATACTCTCCAGCCAGAATTGAACCTCCGTCTGAGAAGCACTTTTCTGTGTCCCATCTTTGAAAATAACATCAAAATCTGCCAGAAGATCAAAGGGACTTACTTGGACTTTCTGATTCAACATAGTCCCAAATTCCTGCGCTAATTGCTCTGGCCAATCCCCTACAGCTTTTACAAAAGTTTCTTGACTCATTAATTGCTGAGTATGAGAAGCATGGAAATAGGCAAGATCTTGGAGATACTGAACAGAGACTATCTTTGCCATTCTATCTAGACGACTAATTGCCATGTTCATAGTTCCATTAAACTCAGAAGCACTAACCCTCTCTCCTCTATCCTGAACTATCCCCTGAGTCGAATCACTTGCTCCAGTTGCTCTACTCATCATTCCCATTATCTGCTCTGCATCTACCATGTTTTGTCTAGTAATATCCACTATCTGAAGCTGCTTAACCGCATTATCCACTCCCCTTCCCCAAGCACTTCTTCTAAGTCTTATTAACTTCCCGGGTTCAGGGTTTTTTAAATCTTCCATATTTACCAAAGAAGGATCTACCACTAACATATCATTCATAGCCTTTCGGACATTTGCTATATGGCTATTGAACATAAAATCCAGAGTCGTCTGTAATCCCCCAACCAGTTCCATCCTAGCAAGTGGAGTAATCGAATATCCATCGAAGTCCGGAGCACTTACTGCGATTGGGTACATATTATGATTAAGCCCTAGAGGCATGGCTTTTGTGACAAACTGCTCATTCGCCATTTCAAAGAGCCATTTCTCCGGATATTCCCCTCTTTCATTCCCTTCCAAAGTCCCGGGAAGGCCCCAATCTTTCGGGATAATCTCACAATACATAGGGATAACAGTCAAATACCTAGTAGAATTAGAAGTATCTCTGTCTTCTTTAGAAAGAATCCTCCTACTTGGATCTATTGAGTACTTAGACGCCCGACTATTTTGCGTCTTCGGGTCTATATACCTAACATTCACCCTCTCCCCGGTCTGGTCACTAGCAAGGAGTCTATTCATAGAGATAAAATCAATCCATCCGATAAATTCCATCGCTTGTAGATTATGAATAGAAGTATTTGGATCTGGAAGAAGTCTATATGGGTCTATATTTATACACTCATTCCCTTCAAAAAGAAGAGCCTTTACATTTTCTTTAGTAGAAATAGAAGGAAGTTGCATTCCAGTAGTAGGACTCCATTGACTTACTTGACTAATCCTCGGCTTCATCCCCCAATGCTGTTTCCAGTTAAGAGTAGTCGCCCCAACACCATAGGAAAAACAGTCTCTAAGAGAGGAATAAATATCAAGGATGGATTTAAATCTCCGAGTTTGTTGATTTACTACAAGTTCTAGGAGTTTCGCCGGGATAGTATCTTCCGGTCCACAGCCTTCATATTGAAAAATATCCCCACTTAAAAACGCCCTCATCATATAAGCAAGGATTGTCTCCAAAGTCGCATAAGAATAAGGAACAACTATCGAAACCGGCTTTCTTCCATCCTTATTCCTAACTAACCTCTCTGCTTCACTTAGAGGGATATAAACCTTAAGAGTCTTATCTATCTCATTCCAAGCTGCATGTCTCTTAGACATGACGGAAAAACTATCATCTGTAAATCTAAGGAGCTTTTCTAATATCTTACTATGCAATTCACTCCCGGGCTTTAGATCCAAGTTAAAAGGATATTTATAATCCAAATCCCTTAGAACAATCGGCCCGGTTGAGGTACTTCCCATAATCACACTTGGCACTTCTCTCTCCTCCTATGCAGTTTCAACTGTTAATTGCCAAGAGTCTTTCCCCCAGACAAATCCATTTATATGCGCTGCGTCATAAATAATTATCGTAACTAAATGTTTCCCAAGAGGTATCCCGCAATGGCCTAGTTTAAGTGTTATTTTATTTGTAATTGCACTCCAGCTAATCTTTCCTCTATCAAAACTAGAATCGATCTTTATCTCCCCAACCTTGACCTCTACTCTACTAACTGTAGAAAGAGGATAAACCACTCCTCTTCTTAAAAGTTCCACTTCTAAATCATTATCCCTCTTGTCATACACAACCGCGTCATTCATTTTTATCTCTAACTCCTCCGAGCTAACCTCTGAGTCTAAAAAATCTCCTTCCTGTTGAATTAGCATAAAAGAAGAGAGAAAAGAAACTCTCTCTCTAAGGGCTTTTTTAAGTATCTCTATTACTACATTTACATAAACACTCTCTGTTTGCTTTTTTTGAATAGACTGCACAACCCCGGTATAGATTTGAGTTATTATCTCTAGTATTATCTCTACCTGCTTTTTCTGGTTACTTTCTATATTCCCAGTAAAAACTAAACTCCCCTCTATTTCTTCTATTTGATTCTTCTGATTATTAGTTATTGAACTAATAAACTCTAATTTACCAATTAACTCCTCTACCTGTTTTTCCTGCAAAGAGTTTATGCTTAAAAGAAAAGACAACCCTGCACTAATCTCCTCTATCTGCTTTCCTTGTCCAGCAGTAACTTCTCCAGTAAACTCTAACTTAGCTAATAAGCTCTCTATTTGCTCTTTTTGACTCCCACTAATATTCCCTATAATTTCTGGAATACCAGGAGTACCTGCAAATATAGGAATAAACCAAGAGCCTAACATTTACAACACCGATACGAAAATATCTACACTTGTATCATTAATGGCTAAAACAAATGGTTCCACCCAGGCGGCAGTTCCTACATCAAATACTTGTCCTTCCGAACAATATTTCCCCGCAGCTCCATTTCTAGGTAAGTTCAAGGACTGAAAGGTCCACTGATTAGTAAACCCACAAAAAGCACTATTTATATCATACTTAGCTAAGACGATAGTAATAGATCCAGTAGCTGTAGTAAATTCAATATCAACATTTACATGCGGTCTATTTCCAATATCAATTGCAGCAGCAGTTTTTGTACTAACATCCGCAGAGGAAACTGCTGTTTTAACTATCGCCGTTGGTTTAGCCTTTTTTGGATTAGTTATTACCGAGGCTAAAGCAGAAGCATCATTGCCTCCAATTTGTCTAAGTTGCACTCCTCCACTATAAGCCGCTTCATCTGAAGCAAAACTTTTTCTTACCTCATCTCCAGTTGCCATGATTTACCTCTGATTTTGAAATTTACGGCGGTTGAGGGGGGCTGGTGGAAATGGGCACTCTGCATCCAGATATAATGCACCAGCGGGGATGTCTGTATTATTAAATGTCCACACTCCTGATTCTAATTTGCAGAGTTGATAGTTGAATGGAATGTTAGCCAGATAAGCCGCATCATTTGGGCACGCGCGGGTATACGGTGTAAAGCTAGCTGCTGATGAGCCATCGCCTACAGGCTCGACCATGATTTGCACTGTGTCACCACCTTGTGCCAAAATCTTTTTTGAAAATGCCCCTGTCAAGCTAGTACTTCCTGACGTATTAACGTGCGGTTTAGATGTAAAATAAGTTTCACCTTGAAGAATTTGGTTCACATAAATATAAAGCCGGGCATCGGACACAGTGCCCTGTCTGTATACACGTATTCTGGCGCCAGTGATAGAGATTCGAGGGGTACTTTTTGGCAACCTAATTTCCAGCCCACTTGACCTGGTAGTTGATGTCCTGTAGGCTGTAATAGGGCCGGAGGCGTGTGGTAAATTTATGCCATACATCCCTTTTGTCGGACCAACTACCACCGCACCTTGATACCCTGCTGCTGCGCCTGCTGCTGTCCAGATAGTTCCATTCCATGTGCGTATGCTAAACATATCACCAAGAGTGTCATAAGTTATAGCTTCTATGCTTGTATTTAAAAGACTCTGGGCGTATGTGACATTAGCGTAATCTGTAGTTGGTGCGATAGATGTATTTTTGAAAACTATCCAATAACGGGCGCCAATAGTTAAATTCAATCCAGACCAAAATGGGATAACCTTTACATAAGTGGTTGACAGCATACCCCCTGTTTTTTCATAGGACTGTAAAGCCACGCCAGAGGGTGTGTTATTATTATCTTCTTGCAACTCAAAGGTCATTTTACGGAGAGCATCTGTGCCGCCTGCTGTTTGAACAGTAACCCAAAAATGATCTATTTCGGGCTCCACTGCCAAAAAAGATGCGGCAAAACCTCTTGTATCAAAAGACGCATTCATTCCATAAGAGGCTGACGTACCGAGGCTACCGCCCAGTTGAATGCCGATTAACTCCTTCATTTACCCCTCCTCTCTTATTTCACCACTTGATGGGTAAAAGAAGCAATACTTACAACTGCATTTGCCTGAATCGCCGTAGTTGCCATAATGCAATCCGCATCACTAGTCCCGACAGAGCCATCTACAAGAGGAGTAGTTCCATCAGACATGAAAACCCTATACCAAGTAGCACTTCCACTGGCATTTGCAGAGTTATCAGCAGTTAAAGGATTAGCAGTTAAAAGGCCATTAGTCACCGTATCAATCGCATCTGTGGCAAAACGGGGCTCGGCAAGGAGAACTTGAGTAGTAATAGCCGTATCTGCCGTAGCAGGTTGAGTTCCATCATAAAGTCTTAAAAACCCATTATCAAAAAGAAGAGCGAGAGCCGCTCCTTCTGCATTTACTGCCGTGTTACTTAGATTTATATTACTAGCCATTTTAAAGCCCCCCCAACTTCCCACTCGGGATCGTATTCGTAGACCCTTTAAGTGGATCTCTAAGTGTCTCTACTCTAACGGGTTTATCTACGTTATTAGAAGAATAAACCGTAGACCCTTCATTTGCATTTATCGTAGTCTGATTATAAGCACAACTAGTGAGGAAAAGAAAGAGAAATACAGATATAACTTTCATTTTTTATTTATCTCCCATTTGGAACAAACATCCCTGCAATTGCTCCAACGGCAATACTTGCAAGTTCTGTTTGTTTAAGAACTAAAGCCACTATCCCAATAGCCACAAGGCCGATGGCAAAAACCATCCCTTCTCTCTCACGCATCTTTTTTCTCCCAGAGTTTAATTTCTCTTTCTCTTCTAACCTTCAAATCCGGACAAACTACCAACTTCCCATCTACAGTTATCTTATTCCACATCCTAAAAGCCTTCGGAACGGCGGGATAATTGTAACTATTTATCTCTCTTAAAACAGAAGAATTAGCAAAAGCATTACAACCGATGTTAAAGACTAGAGACATAACTGCGTTAAACTGATTCTGCCCGAGAGCTACCTTAACTAACATACTAACTACTTCTTCCCTATCTTTTAAATCATTCGCTAGGATATCTAAAGCGTCACTTCTGGTTATTGGCCTCTTAAAAAAAACCTTCCTATCCGGAAGCTTTATAAACTCATTCACTTTCTCTGCATTAGTTATCAAATGTCCAATCCCAATAGTATCCTTCCCTGCTTGGTCCTTGTAGATATGTAACACACATCCTTCTTCTTTCTCTAAAAACACCAACCCATCATGATTTACTTTCATTTTTCTCCTTAACCCCCAATAAAGGTCTTTGCAATTATTGCTGCAAATGTCGCTGTTCCTACTCCAAAGATAGCGAATTGCCATTTCTCTACCCTCGCAAGTCTGGCGTCTACTGCCTTATGTACTGCCTCACATACATCTTTCAATACGTGTTCGTGTTCATTACTTCCAGTTGGCATTTAAATAATCCTCCCGTAGTCGATGGCTCCTTCTAATTTATCCTCTTCCTCTAATGCTTTAAACTCATCTTCTACTGAGTAGTCCTCATTTTCTACTAACTCAATAGTCCTAGAGAAATTCCTCTCTCCGAGTTTAAAAAGCTTTATTATATTCGCAAGACAGTCCATTACATCTTTTAGCTTTGAATATGGAAAGGAAAGGAGTTGACTCTCTAACGGCCCATGGATAGCCACGGAGCTATTATGGAAGATAACCCCCATTCGATAAAAAGGAATTAAACCCCTAATCCTCTCATCTTTTTCTTTATTCGCTTTTATCTCTACTATTTCATAATACTTCTTTCTAGTATTTATAAACTGCTGAAAAGGCCAAGTAGCATATTCACTCAACCCCGTTACTTCAAATCCTATAATATGTGTATTAAGCCTATCTGCCATATCACAGGCTTTTATAAATGTCTCCTCTGGGTGGAACTTCCCATTCTCACAATCTCTAAGGAAGATTTGATTATTTGTCGAATTAAATCCTACACCTAGAATAGCCGTATCTGCACTTTTTGGATTAACCGTCTTCGCTGGATCGACTATTATTACATTCTCGGAGTTATTTAGAAATGGCTTCCACTTCTCTTCTCCCTCTGTGTAGTATTTAAAAAAGGAACTTTGAAAGGGCGAATCCTCCGTGGCGATAACGATATTTCTAAATTCCATAAAAAAGAGAGACAACTGACCTCTAAATCTATAAGCCGCCGCTTTAGCCCTAATCCTAGCCGTTGACATATACTCCGGCCACATACTTTCATATTTATCATTACAAGCCTCCAAGCGGATAGAGAAGAACTTCTCTCTAGCTTCTAGAATAAGAGCCTCTTCTTCCGTAAGCCCCATCTCGACTGCGTTCATTTCTTTCTTTTCTTCTAACAGATTTGCAAGAATCGAATCCTGATGAACGACAGTTCCGATAAGAAGTAAACGACTCTCACTTAAATCCGCATTGTCCATTGCACCGACTAGATCTGAGAAGAACCAGTCTTTGTCTTTCTTTCTTATTACCTCATTTAGACATTCCTCGGGATCTTCTAAGTCGTCTACGATGAATAATCCCGGTCTATGCCCTCTCCAGTTAAGACCTCGAACCTGACTCCCTTTCCCCTTTGCTTGGATAAAACAAAAAGGAATCCCGTTCTCATCTACAAGTTCGATCTCCCCATTTTCCTCTGCCCATTTAATCCCCTTTAAATTCCCAAATAGTTCCTTTATTAAGGGATTATACATAAGCTCATTCGCCAGAGTCTTTACCTTCTTCGCCGCTTCTGTCTGACTCTTGCTTATATATACAATATATGGAACAAACCTAAAAAGCGCCTTCCTAGCGCATAAAAAAAGACCAACGACTGTAGACTTTCCAAATCCCCTTGGAGCCGCTATAGCCACTAGTCTTTTCTCATCATCATCTATAAGTTCAAATATTACATCATGAACTCCACAAAATGCTCTTGTTACATAGGATTTAAAAAAAGTAACTGCCATTACTGCGGAAGAGAAAAGACAAGGACCGATTATTTTATCTATCTCTTCGGGGGTCAGGGGCCTATCACTCATTATTACTTTCCAAAGTAATAGTCCTCATTCCACCAAGTAATTCCCTTTGTTCTCTTTTAAGTCTCTCCAACCTGCTCTCGGTACAATGCACCACTACACTGTTTGTATTTACAGTAGTAGATCTTCCAAACCCTGTCCGGTCTAAGAAATCAAGAGCAATCTTCGCCTTTGTAGACTTAGGGACTTCATCATCTACTAAGAAGTTATTCAAAAGCTGCACTCCCTTCTCTGCTCCTTTTAAAAGCTCCCCTTTTATATCCAACGCTCCTTCATCCCTCTTTGCAGAGAGAGTAGATAGATATTCCTTAAAAACCGGAGAGTTCATTATTAGGGATAAACGACAAGTCCCCATCCCTAACTTCTCCGCTATATCTATCGGCCTTAATCCACTCACTACCAACCTAGCTATCTCTTTATGCCTCTCCCACATATACGTAAGAGGCTGAATCGGAACATCTCTTCTCGGGACTCGCATATTTTTTAAATCCTTTTTAAGGGTTTTGATTTGAAAGAAGAAAGAAACAAAAAGACCTAAAGAAATTATACCAGAAGAGAGAGGAAAAGGGAATAAGAAGAGGATGTTTTTGTAGATTTTTATGGAAAGAGAGGATTAAAAAAAATTAACTGTATTTCGAATTTTGCGAAAATTTTGTTGTTTGAGTTATCCCGGGTTTTCCAAAATCAAAATCCCCCAAGGGGGGTCTTTCTTTTCTTATTAAAAAGAAAAGAAGAACGTGGATTTTAATGAGAAGTGGAAGTTCTAGAACTAGAAAGATTAAAGAGAGAAATAAAAACTTTAATTCTTTTTTTATTTGTTTTCTTTTCTTTTCTTGATATAGTTTACTTAACAATTAAATAGAAGTTAAAAAAGAGAGAAAGGAGGAAGGGGAAATGAAAAGATTAAATATAAACACAACGACAGAGGCGGATTATCATAATGAGTTTTACTCTGTAGTATTTTTTATCATGGATAATGAGATCTGGTTTTTAGCAGATGATAAGAGTTCTAATTTAAATCTAGAGGGAGAGAGAATCCCGGCAGTTAAACAGATAGAGGAGAGTTAATTAAAAAGAAAGGGGAGAGATAGAAATGAGAAAAAGTAAACTTATCTATGCAAGTATTTGTGGAAACGAACTAAATGATGATAAGAGTGTTAGAGTTTTTGATTCATTCTTAGAAGCAAAAGAAGATGTAAGACTCTGGACTAGTGATAATGAGAATAGAAAAGAAGGAGAGAAATATTTCGGAAAGGTAGAAGTAGGATTTTATTGGTATGAAACAAAGGAGAGAAAAGGAAAAGGAGAAAGGAAATGAAACAGACATTAGAAGAGAAGTTGGAAGAACTCATTAACGAAGGGGAAGTGGAAGCGTTAGATCTCCTTCTAAGGCTTAAAAAAATGAAGAAAGAAGTAAAAGATCTTAGCCCTTTCCTTGACGTTACGTAAAAAGGATGATAAGATCTAGGTAGAAATAAAAAGGGGGTGAGAGAGAAAGTGTTAGGGTTTTTAATAATCGGGATGTTAGTCGTGGGAGTTATCATTAAAGACGGAAATAAAAGGAGCTAGAAAATGGAAAACACTAATGAACTGAAAATCGAATCCTCTTTCTCCATGAAACTGAAACCGGAAGACAAAGAAAGAACAGAAGTTAAATTCACCCTTGACTTCTCTCTTCTCTCCAGAGAAGAAATTGCCAAATGGGCAGAGAAAGAAGTAGGGAGAGGGATTAATAACGAAATAAGGGATGGGAAGAAGAAAGTAGAAGATGTACAGGGGAAAGTTATAGAAGTTAAGAAACTGGAAAAAGGAGAGAGAGGGAAACCGAAAATCACAGAAGAAATGATGCAAAAGGCCATTGCCGAGAAATTCGGTGTTTCTCTGGAAGTCCTCCAGAAGTCCATCGAAATGGCGAAGAAAAACGTTTCTAAATAACTCCTCTTTTAAGAGGGAAGAAAGAAACCCCACTTTTAGAAATAGAAGTGGGGTTTTTTATTCTTTTTTTTAAGAGTAGGAGAGTAGGACTTTAGGACTTTGAAGATTAATATGTTTCTAATTTAGGATTTAAAATTTTCTAATCTAAAAATGTGATCTAATCTTAAAGATCTATTCATTATCTTATTATAAAATTTTTTTTTTTTAATAAAGAGAAGTACGGGGGGGTCTTAATTAGAATTCCCTACATTAAGACTCATTAATTTATCCATCACCCTAGAATAGCCATTTTCAAAATCCTAATCTCCTACTATCCTACTATCCTACTTGACACTCTCCCCCCCTTCTTATATACTTATACCAGATAGAAAAACTTTAAAAAAAGGAGCTTTTATGAAAAGCGAAATAAATCTAAAACTTACAGAAATAACTTATGATTCGCTAGGGAATATGATTTATACTGTAAGAACGTGTAATTTAGAATCTCTAATAGCGGTGGTGAATAGTATCTTACAGGTAAAACCAGAAACAGAAATAAGGATAAATAGGGTTAGTTAGAAGAGAAAATATTAAAAAAGGAGCTTTTAAAATGGAAAAAACAAAAGAAACTTCCACTTCCATAACTATCCTTGCTTCCACGTTTAAAAAAGATCTCTCTCTTTTAGAGAATTATATTTCTCATAAAGAAGGGATAAATGCCCTTGGGAATTTTGGCTTAAAACCTAAGACTATTGTAGGGTGCTATTGGGAAGAGGAAGAATTGTCTCTTTCTTTTTCTCTTTCTTTCTTTTTAAAAGAAGGAAAGAGTTTTATAGAAAGTCTTTTTCTTTCTAAAACCTTTTCTCTTGTTTCAAGTCTCTTTTTCGATAGATTTAACCAAGAGTCTATTCTTTTAATAGATGAAAATGGGAATTCTTTTCTTCTTTATTCCAATGGGGATTATGAGTCTTTGGGACTTTTTGTAAAAGTTTCTAAAGAAATAGCTCTTAAGAATAAATGCTGTTCTTATATAGACGGAGAGTTTTTTATCTGTCTAGGGGAAGATAGGCCTTTTTATCATCTTTCTAAGACTCTTAATGACTTCTACCTCGAAGCGGAAAAGGAGATCTAATAAAATGGAAAAAGAGTTTAAAATCCATGAGGAGAAAGGGGAAAAAGAAGTTTTAAAAGAACAGACTTATAATAGATGTTCTTTTTGTATAAAAGAAATGGATGAATTTACTATCCTTTGTCTTAATCTCTCTAAGACTTTTAACTCAGAGGGGAAGGAGAATACTCTAGAATTTTTCCGTCTCTTTAACAAGGTAAGATTTTATATCCAGAGTAATAGATGTGGGAAGTGAGAAATAAAAAAGGAGCTTTAAAAAATGGAAAACAAAAACCCCTCAGAAGAGGAGATTTTAACTCTCTTTAAAAACAATCCAGAGTTTTTAAAAGAAATAGAAAGACTTGTAGATCCTGCTCCTACTTCAGACCCGAGAGTCGTGCATTCTACTAAAACTCCTTATCTCGTTAAATCTCTAACTATCTGTCCTCTTTGTGAGGAGATAAAGACAGAAGAGGTTTTAATGGAATATGTTCCAAGACTTTCTTCTTACGTCCGAGTTAGACATATAAAACCAGAAGAAAGTAGAGAGGAGTTAGATAAATTAAGAAAAGACACTCGTGTCCATGTTTCTATTGTCGAATCTTGTAACCAATGCCCGATTGTTTTAGAGATGTTATCTAAAAATGACCTAATCTCTAAACTCCTAGAAACAAAACAAGAGAAAGAGAATCGCCTTTCTTCTCTTAGAAGAGATCTCTTGGAATTAGAAAACGAAAACTAACTAAAAACTAACTAAAGAAAAAGGAGAAAAAAATGAACCTATACCGGGTGGAACATTTAACTCCCTCAGAAGGATATAGAAAAAGAATCGGAGCAGGAAGGGGATATGGAAGAGAGATGCACTTTATCGACTGCCCGGATCTCCCGTATCACAAAATAAACTACCAATTCTTTTTCACAAAGCCCGGTTTTAGAATCTTTCTCAAAAATGCAAAAAAGAGAAGAAAAGAGATTGGTAGTAAATTTTTTATCACAAAAATAAACCTAGATCTCCATCAACCTCATATCGCATATGAGGACGAATATCAAGTTGCAATTATTCAAGGATGGAAGAGGGATAATAGATCTTTTTTCGACATTCTTGGACCTTCTTTATCTGAACTTATCCCTATTGATTTTTAAAGCCCTCTTAAAAGACAAAAAAAAGGAGCCTTTAAAAATGGAAGAATTCCTAAAAACTAAAAAAAGCCTAGAGTTAGAGAGAAGATATATAATTAATTATTTCTGGAACTTCTCTCTTTCTTCCTCTTTCCGTCCGGAGATAGATTTTCTAAACGGATATAGATTCTCTATCCCATATTTCCACGAGGGATATAAATTCTACTCCCTTTTAATAAACCTCTCTCTGCATAAAATAAATCTAGAAGGGGAGGAGGAGTTAGAAGAGGAGGATTTTTAAAAGCTTTTTAAAAAAAGGAGCAGGGATGAAAAAAGAAGAAGAAAAGAAAAAGAGCCGAGTCTTAAGTTTAAAGATCTCGGATCTAGATCTAGCAAGCTGTATGGAATTTGAAGAGATTTTGACCGGTTTTAGTTCTTCCTCTTTCACAACCGGGATAAATCTCCTCCTTTCTTCAGTCTTAAATGAATTAAGAAAGAGGAAAAAACTCTCTTTCTTAGATGAAAAAGAAGCAACTTTTAAAATTGAAAACATCCTAGAGAGAAAGGGAAAGACTTCAATCGGGAGAGAGAAGGTTTTAAAAAAAGGAGAAGAAAGAGCAGAGAATCTCTTTCTCTTCCAAGAGAGAAAAAGACCAGATTTATCTCTATCTGCCTTTTCCCCTTCTCTTTTAGAAAAAGAAAAAGGAGAGGAGAAAGAAATAGAAAAGAGAAATGAAAAAGAGATAGAAAATGAATTTAACTCCATAATTGATAACTCGGTAGAAGAGATAATTGCAGAGGAGGAATTGGATCTTCTTTCTAAGATTCTTTTTAAAAGCGAGAAATAAATCCCCCCGAGTTTACGAGGCTTTCATTTTTTAAAAGGCTTTCATTTTCTAAAAAAAAAAAGGAAAAACAAAAAATGCCCTCTTGTCAAAACTGTCCAGAATATTTTGTTTGTTTTAAAGATCCAAATTCTTGTGAGAGAAAAAACGGAGATCTCGCGAGGGTTGTGTGTAAAGAATGTTCTCATATCCTTACGCGGAATAAACAATGCCCGAATCCGGATTGTTTCTATTTCTATTTCCTCCAGAATCGAGAGAAAACCCCCGAGAGGCTTTTAGAAGTAGAAGAAACCAAATGGAGGAATAAGAAATGGTAGAAGTTAGGATTTTAGAGCTTATTAAAGATTTCATCCTTCCACTTCTTTTTATCTACTTCTCTCTCTTAGTTATTTTTCTAACCGTTCTTCATTTCTTTGAAAAAAGGGCGATTAGAAAAGAAGAAAAAGAGAGAAAAAGAGAAGAAAACAAGGAGATCTAAAATGCCACTTTTAAAAGTTTCTTTAGAGATAGAGATAGAAAAAACCGCCTATAACCACTCAGATTGTTCTAAGCTAGTTCTAGGCTTAGAAAAAGAGGCAAGGATGTATTATGGAGTTTTAAAAGTCCATAGTTCAGAATGGAATGAATTCCCTATAGAAGGATCTCTTTCAGAAGATATAGAAAGTAAACCTAATTATGATGTAACTATTCCTCCTTCTTTTAAATCCAGAGGGATCTCTATCTCTGCCGGGATTAGACCCCCTTGGGATTATAACCGGACATTTTGCGGCTGTTCTCTCCTTCCAGTATTTCCTGTCGATTGGAATGGAGTTATTCAAATTTCCCCTAACTCTGGAATAAATATCCTCTTTAGGCCTATTAGTAGTTGTAATATCTGTGGCCTTGCCCCTTTTTCCTTCCCGACAGAAGGGGATTTTATTAAATACGAAAGAGAGATAATAACCCAAGGCCTCTGGCAGGATTACTTAGACCTCCTTTCCAGAATGGGATTTACTAGACCGATATAAATAAGGAGGAAAAAGAAAATGCCTTATACAAAAGCAAATGATCCAAATAACTCTTCTTGTGAGGAATATGGACATGGGGATTTAATGTTCCTTGGAGAGATAGAAGGAGAGGCCTTTTACAGATGTCTTATCTGTAAGAAGACTGTTCAGTTAGGGGAGGATAATGAGGAGGAGAGAGTAGTTGAAATTTAAAAATTTATAACAATTCTCCCCCTTGTCAATCCATCTCCCCCTTGTTATACTCTCTATAACGTTTCACCTAGTCAACCAAGGGGGTCATTAACCTTAACCCCTATTAACCAACTAAAAAAGGAACTAACAAAAATGAAAGTAATCCACGAAGTGAAAGAAGAAGGAAAAGAAGTTCAAAGAAGGGAAATTGAAGTAGAAGTACCGGGAGTAAAAACTCTCGAAGAAAGTGTTCAAGTTCATGGTAAAGAAGCTGTTCATAAAGCCTTTGTAGCAAAAGCAGAAACGGCCCTTCGCTCTCTCGTTACTTCCCTTCTGGCTAAAAATAAACCGGAAGCAGAGATCCGGAAAGCAGTAAGTGAATTCCGAGTAACTACCAGAGGGAAAAGAGATCCCCTTGAAATGGCTCTTAAAGCCTTCCAAGGGCTTTCCGCAGAACAGCAGAAACAAGTTCTGGAGCGGATGAGAAAAGCGGCTTAAGTTTTTTCTCCTTTCTTCTCCTTTTAACCTAAAACAGGATAAAAAAATAAAATGACTCCATTAATCATAATCTGTGCTATTTCATTTGTAAGTAGCTTTCTAGCTTTTTACAATCGGGACTATCATGAAGGAGTGAGTCAATTAGTTATCCTCCTTCTAAGTATCAGTCTTTTACTTAAACTTTAACCTTTAATTCTACTCTTAAAAAAGCAGGGCTCGTAAATATCTCTATGAAGAAAGAACGAGAGGCGACACTTTTTAAGAGTAGGCTTTAGTGGTTAAATAAAACCCCCCGAGCTAGGCGAGGTTTTCATTTCGGAAAACCAAAATCCAATGCTCATAACACCGATGTTCTTTCAATTGTCTTTTATGGGACAAATGGAGAGAAAAAAATGAAACCATTCCGTTGAACAGCAGGAGAGTCGAACGGGACTATAAAAGACCTTTTTTAAAACCTTAGTAGTTTCCGGGAGTAACTACCTATAAAAACTCCCCGTTTAAAACCAAAAGAAACAACAACAGAAATCGCAAGTGAAAGAAACCATATAGGGCAGTAATTACCCCCCGTAGTTACTGCCCTTTTTTCTTTCTTTTCTTTTTCCCTCTTTCTAAAAAGGAGCCTTAAAAAGGGAGATTTAAAAATGGAAGAACTTATAGACAGAAAAGAGCTTTTAAATGAACTAAACACCACTCCTTTCACTCCTGAGATGAATATGTATCAAGATATTATAATTACCATGTTCCACAAATCCCCTCTAACCCTCGGGGAGATTACGAAAGTTCTATTCTCCACCCTAAAGGGACTTTTAATAATGAAAAAGAACAGAAACCTCCCTTCTAGTTTTGTTTTCTCTGCTCCAGTAGTAGATCCGAAGATATATAACTAGTTAGTAGTTAAATAGAGAATAAAAGAAAAAGGAGCCTTTATCATGCCTATTATCACCACGCAAGAGATTCTTGGAACTTCCTCCTCTTCCATCACAGCTTATTACCTCGAAACTTTTGAACTTGGAAAGGAAGAGGAAAAAGAGGGCCTTCTCCTTATCGGTTCGTATAAGGATAAAAAAGAATGTAACAGAACGGTTAAGAAATTCATCCCTTGTGTAGAGATTCCTCTTTATAACAAAGAAGATGCACTTAAACTCTGGCTCGGGGATGTTCGACCGGAGAGGAGAAGGGTTAAAAGGGAAGAATAGAAATGATCCTTCCTCTTCTAGATAAACTCTTTGATTTTTTAGAAAAAAAGCTAAAACAACTCTCTAACTGGCTGGACGGAAATTAGGGAGAAAAAGAAAAGAAAAAAGGGACTTATAAAATGCCAAATATCTTCATTCCAAATAAAGGGAACCATGATTTTTCAGATGCCGATAGGTATCTAAAAGGTGGTTCCCTTTTTTTCATCTCCTCTGGAGTTCAGAATCGTTTCTCAGTAGATCAAATGCTTAGAGAGTGGGAAGAGGGACTTAAGAATGCAAAGAAAGAGGACTATATTCTAGTAACCAGTCTCTCTATTTTAAACATAATCGGCGCATGTGCTTTTGTAGCTCGTTTCGGGCGTTTAAACCTCCTCCTCTTTAAAAGTGGAAAATACCTGAGTAGAAGTATTACTTTCTCAAATGGAGAAAAAGGATAAAAAATGCAAAAAGAAAAAGAAGTAGAACAAAAGAAACAAAACGATATTGTCTTTCCCTTAATCGGGAAGGCTTTTCGGACGGGAGAAATGAGAAAAGAAGAAGAAAGAGA